GAAGAACTTCGTGCGCTGCTACACGCAGACGAACAGCCTACGTGGGCAACCTGTCGTTACTTTGAACTTACACCAGACGGTGTTCCACGTTTCCCTGTTGTAATTGACCACGGAATCGGCGAGCGTGCGGACTAAAATAGGATAAATATTTCGCTATGGAAATACAGACAAAAACCATCGGTATTGTAACAGGAGGGTTTGATCCCATTCACTCCGGGCATATCGACTATATTAAAGTAGCAACGCCTGTAGCGGCTTGCTTCTTTACGTTCTAAACTAAACGGCTTTTGAAAGGATATATAATGGAAGCCCTACTCTTTTTTATCGCTGGTGCAATGACTGGCGCAGCTGCTAATAATCATTCACATTACGAAGAAACGTCACGTAGCAGCCGTGATGTTGTCGAAGTTCCTGTCTATAATAACTGTGATGTTTGGTTCCAACATGACGTTGAACGTCTAAGCAACATGATCATCACCCGCAATTACCGTAACGAAGCTGAGCATCTGTCTGGTCTCAATTTCTTCCGTAATAAATATGGTAATACTTCTTTCAACGTTTGTTACGATGCATTGGTTACAGCTCAGACTTTTGTTCCTGTACCTGCTCCACGCTACGAGAAATAATGGCTGATATTATCGAAAAGAAAATCATCAACAAGAAAATGTTTTCATCTCTTGTTGAAGAATATGTGTGGTCTCACGACACGCCTTATATTGAGGCTGTCGTTGAGGTCTGCGCATCACGCGAGCTTGACCCTAGTCAAGTCGCCTCCTTGTTGAGCAATTCAATCAAGGATAAAGTCGAGGCTGAAGCGATGGCCTTGAATTATTTGCCTAAGGTCAATGCGCTACCGCTCTAGCCTTTTAGGTTTACAATCGCTACATACTATGTTATACTAAACACACTGTAAATACTTCAGTTCAATACAAGGAAAATACAATGGACTTCTCCTCTCTTAAAAGCGCTTCTTCCAAAGACTTTACCTCACTCGTTAACGCAGCACAAGATGCTGGTGGTGCAGCTACACAAAAGAAATCTTACGTTGACGAGCGTCAGTGGAAGCCAACTGTAGACAAGTCTGGTAACGGCTATGCAGTTATTCGCTTCCTTCCACAACCTGCTGGTGAGAAACTGCCATGGGCACGATACTGGGACCACGGTTTCCAGGGTCCAGGCGGTCAATGGTACATCGAAAAGTCTTTGACTTCTATCGGTCAGCCTGATCCGGTTGGTGAAGCAAACACCGCGCTTTGGAATACTGGTCGTGACGAAGATAAGGCACTTGCACGTGCTCGTAAGCGTCGCCTCCACTATGTAACCAACATCATGGTTATCGATGATCCTGATCACCCAGAGAACAACGGTAAGGTATTCCTTTACCAGTTCGGTAAAAAGATCTATGAGAAGGTTATGAGCGCAATGCAGCCTGAGTTCAAGGACGAAACTCCTATGAACCCATTTGACTTTTGGACAGGCGCTAACTTTAAAATCAAGATCCGTAACGTCGAAGGTTACCGCAACTACGATCGTTCCGAGTTTGATTCGCCGTCAGTCTTGGCACCCGATGAAGCTCTTGAAGCTTTGTACAACACTCGGCTGTACTCACTGACGGAATGGGAAGACCCAACTAGCTACAAGACTTACGAAGAACTGCAGACTCGTTTCCAACAGGTGACTGGTGCTGGCATGTCTGAAGAGAAGCGTGAAGCTCTCTCCATGACTGCTGATGAAGCTCCTATCCCATCTGTGTCTGAGCCTGTCTTCCAGACTTCTTCTGTGCCTGAAGCTACTGTCGACACTACGCCAGCATCTGAAGATGATGGTGACGCACTTAGCTACTTTGAGAAACTGGCTCGCGATAGCTAATTAGCGAACGTACTGATCAGCCAACATGGTAGCGTGCGGAGACATTGAAACTTCGTTCATTACTGTGGTGGACTGATTAAGCGTACTGTTGTTCTGTGTAGACGTATCAACCACAACGGTTGTAGACGCCGCAAGGTCATTGAGTTGGCTTTGCGGCGTTGCTATTTGTTCAGCTCGCATTGATACCGTACGTACATTGATATCACTCAGCTGACTTGCACCAGAAGAGATTGCATTCAACTGATCCATTGCCACAACCAGTTCATCTAGTCGCAGAGACGGATCAAGCAAAGAAGGAATGTCTTTACCAAACAGTTTAGACTCACCTGTTGACAAGCTTTCGATCAGTGGAACCGCTTTCTGAATGTTCTTGATCAAACCTTTAAAGTCTGCATCACGTACATCAAATTTAATATCAGAGAACTTATTGAGTGCATCTGTGATAGACTCGAGGCCTGTAGATACCTTCTGTAGGTCGTCTACGTTGTCCGTGAGACTTGTGATAGCTTTGATTGGTGATTTATTACCGCTAAAGAAGTTAAAGATTTTTGCACTTATATCACCAAGAGCCGCAAAGTTTTTAGCAATTGTGAAAGCAGCAATACCACCAGAAATAGCAGTCATTACACCTAGGAATTTGGTAGCTTTACCTTCATCTGCCAACTCAGTGACTGTAAGAAGTTTAGATACGTTATCAACAATACGATCTGCAAAGCTTGTTTCACGGAACATATCAATGGCTTGTGTGATTTGGTTGCCACCTTCACCAATAGCAAATGCTACCAAGCCGCCAGATAAGATACCCATATTCGTAGCAAATTGACCTACATCACTTAATGGAATCTCGCTGATGCTCAACAACGTCATTACATTGTCTTTGATCCGATCTGCAAAGCTCGTTTCGCGGAAGATATCAACAGCCTGTGCTGCTTGACTAACACCTTCACCAAAAGCGAATGCAGTAAGACCAGCACCCAAACCACTCAATGCCAGTGCAACAGAACCGCCTTTAGCCAGCATTGAAAGATTGCCACCAGCTTCATTAGGAATACTAAGCAGCGTCAATACATTGTCTTTGATGTTTTGCGCCCAATTAGCAGAAGTGAAGTTGCCAATAGCATCACCTGCACCTGCTGCAATAGAACCAAGCCCAAACAAACCAATGCCTACACCCAGACCACCAAGAGCCAAAGCGACGGCACCACCTTCAAATAGCATGCTGAGGTTACCACCAACAGCTTCTGGAATAGAAAGCAACGTAGCAACATTATCACGGATTGATTGAGCAAAGTTTGCATTGGTAAAGTTGGTAAGTGCATCGCTCAAACCGGCAATAGCAGAGCCGCCGCCGAAGATAGCAAGACCGAGGCCGATACCGCCAAGAGCTGTAGCTACAACAGCAACATCGCCAATACCGTCAACATCATTCTTGATAGCAAGAATCTGACCGACGTTTTCACGTACCGCTGCACCATCCAGTTCATTGACTGCAAAGAGCAAACCAGCGATACCTGCAGCACCAATGCCTACACCTGCACCTGCTGCACCCAGACCGATACCAATACCACCTAAACCGAAACCAAGGCCTGCACCCAAACCTAGACCACCAGCAAGACGTGAAAGAAGACCTCCGCCTCCACCGCCAGATGTTGTGCCTGCATCTGTCACAGATACTTGTGCACTACCACGTTGCAAACGAGCTTTACGACGACGTTCAGCTTCATCCAGGGAATCACCAGCAAGTGCATTAAAGAGTTTATCAAAACCGTTTGCACTGATATCACGCAACTCATAAAGAGTTTCGTTCATGCGATCGAATCCATCAAGCGTTACATTATAGGCAGGTGATTCAAACATATCACCATTAGATAATGTTTCTTTTACCTGATCATTACCTTCTTCAAAGATAGTAGATACGTTATCGTTAACCGTCATGGCAGACGTCGAGATAAGACGAGAGATGCTTGCATCAAACGAAGCGGCGAGTGCAGTTGTAGTTACACCCATCACAGAACCGAAAGCTTCAGCCTGTTCCAATGCATTCTTCTTCAATGCCCGGTTAGTATTCCGGTTATTGAGTTTGAGACGATGGATTACGTCGTCTAATGTAGCATCTGCCATTTCTTATCTCTTTTGCTTTTGTTTCTCTAATTCTTCTTCAAGATATTCATTAAGCAGCATGATGTAAATTTCTCTCTCCCACGGCACCATATTCTCTAGTTCACCTAATGAATATTTATGGTGTTGCATCAACTGGAAATTTGTCTTAAAGTAGTTGATGATCGAGTTATGAGAAAGAGCTATTGAAAAAAATCATTGGTCCCCTTAAGTACCAACTTATTGTCGTGTCCGCACGTATTACATTTCCACTCAATCGTATGTGACAATTCAGGAATCTGTGATACAAAGTCTTTGAGCAGGTTGAACTGAGCAGATGTAAACTGCTCGAGGAATGCTTTCATGTCGTCCATGCTATATTCAGATGCATCGATCTTGTCATCGTCACCGACCATGATATATTCGATACAAGATACGATAGCCGAGAACATTGCATTAACTGCACGCTCTGATTGTGACTCAGAATCTTGTACTGTTGCATGAGCAACCAGGTTCTCATAAGACGGGTAACGCATCTTTAAAGATACATCATCAGTAATCTTAATTACGTTCTTTGCTTTCTTAGTGATAGCAGGCGCTTCAATCTTATCAAAGGCGAGTGTGTGCTCTTGCTTACCGTCACAGCCATCTGCTTGACAGGAAAGCTGTACATCGATCGACTCACCAACAGACTTCGATCGAATCTGGAGGAACATGTATTCGATATCAAACGTTGCCAACTTATGCACTGTACCGCTATAACCAACCAAACAAGATTCAATCGTATTAGCAATGGTGTTAAGCATCATCTTTGGATCACCAGATTCCAAAGCTAGCATCATTACCTTCTCTTCCTTAACCAGGTAAGGTCGGTATGTGACTTCTTCGCCAGTAGAAGGGATTGTCAAAGTGTAGTTAACTGTATCATTAATTTTAGGTAACATGATTTACTCCATTATGTTACTGAGCGGTTTCCCACCGAGTGTAAGCAATGTCAACAGTCATTTCAACAACTGTATCCTGGCTAGCATCTGCCAACTGGATCGACTGAATAGATTTAGGAAAAGCATCGATAAGCTTTACCTTATATATGCCTTTATTATCATTCTTATTTAGCTGCGAGATTGTAATGTCTCGTGCATACTGATTCTTATATGAAACTTCGTGAATGTCTGTACCAATGATGTTGTTCTGCCAGACATAGAAGTAAGTGAAAGCTGTGTAAGCGTTGTCGAGACGGAACGTCATGGTTACATCATCCTCAACAAAACCATATGGCATTGCTTGTGTTACCATACCGATTGTGCGGTCAATGGTTGTAATCTGACGACCAGGCATGTTAACACCTGTACAGAACAAAGATGTGCGACGTGCAGGGTTAATGTCAAGCTTAGGACCGAATGGAAGACCAAAGCGATTAGCCAGGTCGATTACACCCTGTGCTTGCTGAGTGATACCAACACGCTCGAGAACGGGATCAACAAAAGAACCGACCAAAGGAATGTCACGTACTTCTTGCAGAATGTTATCCAGACCACCAAGAATATCAAAGTTAACCGGCTCAGAACCAGTCAGAATGTTAAACAGGTTACCAGATGCACCGGAAGAAATCATGGACTGCAACGGAGGTAGCTGTACTTCGAACCGGTCAGCCAATGCAAAACCAGAAGTGATGTTAGCTTTGAGTTCGTCGATCGAAGCCATTATACTGCCTTTCGTGAGTCAGCCCATACCGCTTTGGTACTGGACTTCTTAAAGTCTGCAATTGGTAGGAATGCAACTGTTTCCCAATCAGCAGGATTGATTGTACCGAACTGTGAACGCATGTGCTTGTCAAGATAGTGCTTAACACATGGCTCGAAGTATTTTGTCTTAGAAGATCGCTTAAGCATTTCGTACGTAGCTTTGAACCGAGTAGATTCATTATACTTTTTGTTGTTGGTCATATCCATCAGACCGTCAAGAAGCTTGGCACGTAGAACTGGTGGTAAGTAATGCAGGTTCAAACCGAGGAAACCATCTTTAGCTGGTCCAAGTACGATTACAAGCGGGAACCTATCATAGTAAGGCAGTGTGGCTTTGTGCTTAGGGTCGTAGAAGAACACACCCATCTTGCCAACCATTGGCTCACCCTTCTTGACTACATCCTTATCTCGAAGCAATGCACGACGGTTCATGCCACCAACACTTAAGTCGGAAACCTTATTACGGAACCAGTCAACAGAGCGGTTGATCTTACCTTTATCACCACCACTCAGCTTACGCAGCTTATCGAAAATACCAGCCATTTAAACTCTCTTACTTGTTGTATATGTATTTATACACGACAGCCAAGACGTCTAAGATGATGCTCAGTCCAGATTTGGAACTGCCAGCCCTTCTTCTCACATACGTTCTTAGCTGCTTTCCACTTACTAGTATTCTTTATGTAAGCTAAGCCTTCAGTCAATAAGCGCTTCTTGTTCTTAGTCGTAGGTGCTTGTGTCTGTACTGCGGGTTTGATCTCAACAAGAATAACTTCATCTTCTTGTGTGACAATAGTTAGATCAATAAAGTAACGGTGTGCACGGTTGTCAGTACCACACATATATGGAATAACAGTAATCTCTGAACCCCATGCTTTTACCCATGAAGCTTCTTCCATATACTTAAATGCTTGTTTCTCCCAACTAGAACGATAAACAACCGCTTTAGGATCGCCAATGTACTTGTCTGGATTTTTTACAGTATACTTGCCCTTATAGGTTTGGAAGCCTTTTTTGCCTCCTAACTTGGGAATACGCTTGAATGTCTTTTTTGGTCGACTGGCCATGTGAACTCGCTATAAATAAATATAAACCAATTGTATTTATAGGAACCTCACATGGCTTCAACACGATCAAGCGGTCCAGACGCATGGATTCATAGAGAAGGCGACAGCACGGAAAAGGCATCGACGCATCGTTTCCCTTTGCCTGATTATACTCAGTCCGACGAAAGGTTTCCTGGCTCTGTTGAATTCTTGGCTATTAAGCAATCTATTAGTAAAAAAGATTCGGCTAACGCACAACGGCAGTTGCTTAACGTTAATAATGCCGACAACCTTGCACAGGAACAGCTGATTGGTGTAGCAAATGAGGCGGCTTCATTTGCACAAGGTGGTTCTATTCAACGTATGTCTACAATTGCAGGTCGTGCGCTACTTTATATGCCACCGGGCTTTGAAATTCAAGATGGTGTTCAATATGAAAATGTTGATTTTGGTGTAATTAATTCTGGTATTAAACGAATTGCTGAGGGTGGACTTGCTGGTGGTCTTGGCGGAATGATATCAGAAGCTACAAGCATGGGTAAGTCTGGTGCAGAAGCGGTAGTAAATGCGGGTTCTGGTGGAAACATTAATAATTTAATGAGACAAGTGGCTGCAGCTGCGGCTAACGTATTACCAGGTGCAGGTGATGCCATTAGGTCTGCTTCACAAATGCGATCTAATCCTAATTCGCAATCTATGTTTGAAGGCGTGGCAATGCGATCGTTTGGTTTCACATTTAATATGATGCCAAATTCTGAAAAAGAAGCTGAACAGATTCGTCGCATTGTTAAGTTCTTTCGCTTTCATATGTACCCTGAACGAGTTAATACGTATTTCTATAAATTTCCTACTATCTTTAATATTACCATGCGTTACAAAAACAAGATTCTTGAACCAAAGATTTTGCCGTCATTTTTGACTAGTGCGACTGTCAACTATAATGGTGAAACTGGTACATTCTTTAAAGATGGTAATCCGACACAAACTACTCTCACACTCAGTTTCCAGGAAGAGCGTACGCTGCACCGTGGTGATATTGACAGGGGTTACTAATGTCTTACTTTAAAAACTTTCCGGCTATCGATTACTATTTCGGTAATAAGACACAGCCGACACGTTTCCAGAATATGATGGTATATGCTGATTTGATCGATCAGATTAAAGACGATGTATCTGTTTACACTGAATACAATATTCAAGATGGTGATCGTCCTGATCAAATCTCACAGAAGCTTTATGGTACAACTGATTACCATTGGACTCTGTTCCTGATGAATGATGATGTGCGCTGTCATGGCTTTCCTTTGTCATACAATGATCTAGTCGAGAAAGCAAAGAACGATTATCCTAATACGGTATTTTATACACGTAATGACTTGAGCACTAAGTTCAAGGTTGGTACCGAGGTAACTGGTTTGACGTCAGGTGCAAAGGGTACGATTCTACGTCGTCGCTTGGACTTTGGTCAAATCATTGTATCGACAACCGACACGTTTGTGGCTGGTGAGATTATTAGTGCAACTGAAGCTGAAGTGCTTATCACTGCAACCATTGATGGTGTGGTGCTTGAGTACAATGCAGTACACCATTACACAAATGATTCTGATCTGTATGTTGACGTTGATCCGACTGCACCATATATCCAGGAGTCTGAAGGCAAGTTTGTTCTCTTTGATTCTGATTATAAACTAGATACAATTTATGGTTCGTCTGCACTCGCAACAGCTAATGCTGGTGATAGCGATGTGGTTCGTACGGTGGATGTTTATCGTCTGATCGATCGTAACTTAGATGTTATCGAAACTGCTCCATTGGGTGTAGTGTACTTTAACGATTCAAACAACTACGAAACATATTTCAATAGCGCAGCGTCGACTACATACTCTGACTCGGCTGCAGCCAATACAAACCTTGAAAACTTGTTCGATGCTTATATTGTTTCTAACTATGAAGCGATTGAACCTGCACTGCTTACACCAGTTACATACCTTGATCGTATGACAACTGCAAACGAAGAAAAGCAGTCAATTAAGGTAATCAAGCCAGATGTTATTGAAGACGTGATTAACTCGTTTAACTCGATTTTGTTGGATGCTGATTAATGGCTAACACTCCGTTTCATTCACCATATGACTATGGTCATCATAAGGTAGTAATCAGTTCAACGTCTGAGCGGTTTGCTGCACTTGATATTTCATTGAACGTCTCGGAGATTTCATTCTTTGAGTCGATCACCCAGCCATACGTTTCTGGTCAAATCATGATTGCTGACTCAAGCAATATCTCTAACCATGTTAATTTCATGGGTCAAGAGTTTATTGATATTGAGATGTTTGATACTGCCGGCACACAGTTTGTTAAGAAGCGGTTTGTTATCACTGGTTTGCAACGTCAAGCAAAAGCAAATGATCATTCATCTGTTTTGGTCTTAAGCTTTATTGAAGAGCATGTGATTGCTTCAGAGATTACTCGTATCAGTAAAACATTCGAAGGTAAACCCGAGGTTGTTGCTGCGACTATCTTATCTGAAATTAATAAAGGCGCGCGGTTCGATACGTCATTCCAAGATGCGGTTCGTTATGTTGCACCATATACACATAAACCACTTGACATGGCACGGCTAATGGTTAGTAAAGCATCATCGATTAATGGTGCACCGTTCTTTCTTTACTCATCATTGCATGAAGAAAACCTGATCATTGAATCATTAGAAACAATGTTGTCTGGTAATAAAGTATACAACAAAACATTTAACTATGGTGTTGCTTCTGGTAACTCAGTTGGTTTGGACCTTGACACATCTGGTCGTCAGATTCGTACAATGAGTATTGCCAATAACGAAGAGAACACACGCATGTTTAAGCATGGTGCGTATGGTTCACAATATCTTTGGCTGGATACAAACAAAACTATTCCGACTGAACTACGTTACCGTTATAATGAAACAATCGAAAAGATGCCAAAGATTAATGGTCAGGTCAATTATGACGGTTCGTTCACTGTTAATGAAGTACCGTTCCATGAAGGTGTATCCGATGTAATGTCAACGATTACAACGTGTTCATTGTTTGATGGTATCCTGTCTCTGGATGAACAGCTGGTATCAGACGATCACATGAAGCGTGCTGAAGCTAATGCAATCAAAGCTTCATTGGGCAAATCACAAATGGATATTACTATTCCAGGTCATCACTTGATTGGTGCTAATCAAGTAACTGGTCGAATGGTTGATGTGTATGTACCTAAGAACCAAGTCGTCATTGATACTAACAACGTTGAGCAAGTCTCTGATAAAAAGCTGAGCGGTTCATATTTGGTATTTGCAACACGTCATCAATTCAAAGACACAAAGTATACAGCCGTAATGAACATCACTAAGTATGATAATAAGAAAAACATTAGTCAAGAGCAGGTGAACAATGTCTAACTTTTATGGTGACAATACACGCTGGTTCATTGGCGTAGTTGAAGATAATATGAACGATCCACAAAAGCTGGGTCGTGTACGTGTACGTGCATTTGGCGTACACTCACCGTTTATTACTGATATCCCAACAGATGATCTACCATGGGCAACGATTATGGTTGCTGCAACCGAAGGTGGTATCTCGGGTGTTGGTCGTTCACCAACAGGTATTGAACAAGGCGCATGGGTGTTTGGTTTCTTCTTGGATGGTAAAGCATCACAGAACCCAATCATTGTTGGTACCATGCCTAAGATTGAGCTACCAGAAGAAAACATTAACCCATTGTCAACAGCACCTAATGCATCGCATGGTGATGTAGTATTGAATGGCGGTTTGCGTGGTAATAGCAATGCAGAAAAAACATTCAATGCATTTATGGACGAAGGCTACTCCGATACAGTTGCATCGGCTGTTGTTGGTGCGCTGGCTGTACAATCTAATATTGGTCTTGATCCAAGTAAGGAAGTTAGTGCAGGCGATAACTTTGGTATTGGTCGATGGCGCGGTGAACGGCTCAAAGAGTACTTCGAATACGCATCAATAAATAACAGTGATCCCAATGCTGTTGATACACAGATTGCTTATGTAACACACGAACTCAAAACAAAGCATGAGTTAAACTCAGGTGCTTTATCTAAGTCTAAGTCGATTGATGAAGCAGTTGAAGTGTTTACTAAAGAGTACCTGAAGATCGCAGACACAGAAGAAAATAAGAATGCGCGTAAATCGTTTTCTTATGATGCATTTGAAAGGTTTGGCCAGTAATGGTGTTGAACGCACGTAATATTACAACCAAAGTTAAACAGGCAGTAACTGGTATTTCTTCTTTGTTGCAGAATATCCGTAATGCAGCAACAACCGCACAAAGTCAAATCGAGCAGTTGCGTAACTCGCCACTCGATGCTTTACCAGGTGTAAGTAAGTTAGGTATTGATGTATTATTTGTTTCGGACGAAGGTTATTCTGCTCAGGGTGATGTTACTCGTCGTTTTAGTATTGGCATTCTCGGTAACGAGTTAAGTGAAATCGGTTCATTAGCAAAATCACCACAAAACTCTGATGCCAACTCTTTCTATAAGAATTCACGGTCAGGTGCAAACCTCAACCGCACAGTTACTGCAGTAACAACAGATGCGGTAATGTCTGCTGTACCACCTGTACTTAATCGTGATGCTGACTTTACATTTAATGCAAAAGAAGTCGAAAGTAAATCACGTAGTTTGGCTGAGCGTGTATTTGATGGTGTAACAGACGGTTCATCTGCTATTGCATCGATGAATGCAGCAACAACTCAAATCAATGAAACAACTACATTCGTTCAAGACAAGATTAAGTCTGAGCGTATTACTTCATCTTCTATTCTTGAAAACATCACAGATACAACCGACATTGCTTCTAATGTTGGTATTGATGCTAAGTCTGATGTGTTTGGTTTGTCTTCGGTTGAAGTAGTTGAAATGAAAAACATTAAGCCACGTACTATTCTTAAAACATACGAAGAAATGGAATCGATTATTCGATCCTGTAATCGTGAAGTAACTGAAGTTGTTGTTCACCATACTGATACATACGAAGATCAAATTATTGATTATGATAATGTGTATGAATGGCATGTGACAGACCGCGGTTTTAAAGACGTGGGTTATCACTTCCTTATTCTTCATAATGGTGACTTACAGGTTGCACGACCTATTTCACAAACTGGTGCACACTGTCTTAAAGGTCATAACCGTTATTCGATTGCAATCGCTTTTGTTGGTGGTATTGTCGGATCGGGTTCGAAGCGTGGTAGTAAGCGAAGCTCAACAACATTCCGTCCTGAGCAGTGGGAAACATTCAAAGCGTTTATGCGTGCCTTCTATTCAGTGCATCCTGGTGGTCAAGCTTGGGGTCATAATGACATTGATCCTGAACGTCGCTCTGATCCTAACTTTGATGTTAGTCGATATGTAAAGAAGTCGTTTAGTAAAGAGAATATTCAAACTAAAGAAGAGACACAGGGAACTGGTGCTCTTTCAATTGATAAGATGATTGGATTGCAATAATGGCTGGTAACTTCGGTTATAAAAGAATCCTGAGCAGTGCAGCAGGTGTAACAAAGGTTGAGTTGTCAAACGGTACAATTGAAACCTTTGATGGTGATCGTGCATTCCGTAACAACAACCCAGGTAACCTGACCGGTTCAACTAAGGGTGCATTGGCTCGTGGTGCATTGGGTGTTGACTACTCGGGTAATTACATCTTCCCTTCGATGCAGACTGGCTTCAATGCCATGCGTCAGTTTGTTATTACAGATAATACAAATAAAACTGTTCTTGAGCACATTCGAATCTATGCGCCGGCTGGTGCTGATAATGATATCAAGAACACAAACTGGACGTACCCTCAATATCTACGTGATCGTGGTTTTAATCTTGATCAACGTATTGGTGATATGTCTGCATCTGAGCAAGAGCGCTTGCTCGAGGTAATGATTCGTAAAGAGTCAGCTGAAGCCGATAAGATTATAAATGAAATCAATCTAAAAGACCGTGTTGGTATCGCTGATGAAGAGCGTGTGGTTATTGAAGATGAAGGCGAGGATGATGTAAATTCTAACCTGGATAATCAAACCGCTGGCACAACAGAATCACGTAAGGATAAGACCACGGGTGCCTCTACGGTCGGTTTTAAAGACCCTGTGGGTGCCTTTCCGCGACAAGACTACTACAACCAAGCCACAACGAATAAAGCTGCTCGTGGTGAGTGGGAACCTAAGTTGCGGATGGGTGGTGGCTCGTTTAAAGGCGGTTCACTCTTTCCTGTTGATGCTAACCCTCAGTATCCTTACAACAAAGTAACTGAAACTTCTTCTGGTCATCGCATTGAACTTGACGATACGCCTGGTGAAGAGCGTGTGTCCGTTGTTCACTCTGTTGGTTCTGGTATGGAGTTCCATGCTGATGGTATGGTTGTACTCAACTCATACGATAAAACAATTCAGGTTGTTGGTGACGACTTTACGGTTTACGTTCGTGGTAATGGTGACATTACATATGAAGGTGATGTGAAGATGCATGTCACTGGTGATTACAAAGTTAAGGTTGATAAGAACTTTATCCTTGAAGTTGGCGGTAAGTATCTACAGACTATTGGTCAGGGTAAGACTGAAGTGGTCGAAGCTGATAAGAAAACAACTGTACTTGGTCACATGTCTGAAACAATCACCAAGAGTACCACACGTATGTCGTTGGCTAATCAGAACATGATTACTAAAGGCAACTTTAATATGTGGACCGATGGTGATGCTGAGTATGCAACATCTGGTGCAACTCATATGTCTGCTGAAACCGAGATTGATATTGCGACTAAAGACTTTAATATGACGTCTGAATATATGGCTATTATTGCACCTGACGGTTTTGTTGGTGGTGAGTCTGTTGATTATGTCGGTGACAACTATAAAGGTAATATCTTTGATGGTCAGTATTTCACTGGCTTCTCAAAGGAAGCTGGTGCTGCTCTTACAGCTGTAACTGCTGGTACTGCTGTTCCAGGTGTTGGGTTCTTTACGACACCAACTGGTGCAGCAATGGCAGTTACATCTTTGGTTAGTGCAACACTTGGTATGGTCGGCGATACGTTGAACCGTTCGAACAAAGGTATCTTGAATGTCGATGTTGATATTGATAATAAGATTCTTGAGAACGTTGATCTACGTGAAATGAATAAGCTTGGTGAAAACACATCTACCACATCCAAACCTTCTAACTTCAACTTGGTGGCGTAAATGATTATTAGACGAGATACAATTACTACTCGCGAAGTACGCTCAAAGCTGCGTGAACCAAACAACCGGGAAGATGATCTGTTTATCTCTTTCTGTGTATCGCTTGGCGTCTTGAACCCTTCGTTTAAGTCTGACCAACCCGGTGAAGTTAAGCGCGTAACTGGTGCTGAACCTAAGCCCAAGTTTGGCACACGCATGCACGGGCAAGGTAACACATCAAAGAACAAATATAAAGAAGACTTAAAGATTGATCGTATTCTTCCAGAGAAGCAATTCAATCCAATGAATAAGTCTGACATTTCATCGGGTACCAAGTTAGGCAAAGGTATCCCGCTCGGTCGTTTCGTTGCAACGCAATCATTATCGCAAGCAACATTGAATGATATCCCCAGTTTAGCTGAACGTCAAGATTTGGCACGTCATTATTATATGTACGCATATATGATGCAAGCATTCCAGAATTCTCGTGATAAGTTCAGTCAAAACTATTCATTGAATGTGACGGAAGGTTTCTATCTTCCCGAGACGACCGAAACTATTACAGCCAATGGTATTAAAGACCTGGCTGCTAAAGGTCGAGCTGTTGTATTTGAAGTGACTGATCAAGAAGGTAACGTTGCACCCGAAAAGACTTATGAGTTTGCGGTTTACCTGAAAGACAATCACTTATTTGATAAGCTCATTCTCAGCTATGATACAGTTGATCCTAATACTGATTTCAATGTACAGGTTGTTGTAACCATGCCTGAGATTGATTCTAGCTTTAAGGGTTCGTTTAAACGTCAGGTACAGACTGAATACAATTATAACTTGCTGGTTGATAATGCATTGGCTGAGTGTATCGCATAGCTATTATGCAAAATTAACTGTTTACATATCTGAAAAGATGTGGTATTAATATAGAGTCTCACCGAGATGGGGGTGAATAGACACTATAAATAATAATAAAAATAAGGTACCTAATCAAATGGCAGTACGTCGTAGCTTTGCAGTTGAGGATAAAAATCTATCTACAACTTCTGTAATTGTTGCCAAGAAGGAACGGAACTATTCAGACATTGATTTGACTCTGGATACCAAACCTTCTGGTGATATTTATAAGAAGACTGATGCTGCATCTGTTAAGCAATCTATCAAGAACATTCTTTTGACCAGTCATGGTGAGAAGCCGTTTGATTATTTCTTTGGTGCTAACATTCGCGATCGTTTGTTTGATCTTAATTACCCTGATCTCGCTAATGAACTCGAGACTGATATTCGCTTTGCTATTGAGAACCACGAACCTCGTGCACGTGTAATGGCAGTTGATGTAATCAATAACATTGACCATAATGACCTGCGTGCTACAATCAAATTTCAAATCATTTCCACCGAGGAAGTGGTTGTACTGAATACATCGCTGACAAGGATTAAGTAAAGATGGCACGGAAACAAACCATTCACACTACAACACTCGACTTTGCTAATATCAAAGAGAGTATGAAAGAATACCTTAACGGTCAAACTGAATTTACAGATTATGACTTTGAAGGTTCTGGTCTTTCTGTTCTGATGGATGTACTGGCATTCAATACGCATCAGAATGCTTTGCTTGCTAACTTTGGCTTGAACGAATCTTTCTTGACCACTGCTCAGACTCGATCTGGTATGATTAACCATGCATTGAATTTGGGTTACGTACCTCGCTCTAAGTCTGGCGCTAAAGCAACTGTTAATCTTTCTGTTAACCTTGCTGGTGTATCACCTAAGCCTGCAACTATTACTTTGCCTCAGTATTCTGAGTTTAAGTCAACAGTTGATGGTGTGCAATATACATTCTTTACGACTGATGAATATATCGGTTATGACCGTAATGGTAATGGTGTATATGAATTTGAAGGTGATGCTGGTACTAAAGACCTGGTTGTATCTGAAGGTGTACTTCGCACCAAGACATTCCGTTGTAACGATGCAGCTGAGCGTCAGGTTTATGTTATTCCTGATACTGATGTTGATCTTTCGACTCTGACCGTACAGGTATTTGATTCTGTATCTTCTGCTGAGTTTGATGTATACGAAGCCAGCTCTTCGATTAAACAATATAACTCTGAAACTAAGTTGTTCTTGCCTGTTGAAACATACAATGGCTTTTATGAGATTAGCTTTGGTGACGGACAGGCAACTGGTGTTGCTCCAGTTCCAGGTAACATTATTCGTGCTCAGTACCTTGCATCTAATGGTACAGCTGCTAACCGTGCTTCTACATTTACGGCTAGTAACCAGCTAGATGTAAATGCAATCTCTTATTCTTTGATTGTTACTACGGTTGCAGTTGCTGCTCAGGGTGCTGAAAAAGAATCTGTTGAATCTATTCGTAACAATGCACCGCTTAACTTGCTGGCGTCTTCTCGTCTTGTTACAGCAGGTGACTACCGTACAATTATTCAGTCGCGTATTCCAGGTGTTAAGTCGGTTAACGCTTGGGGCGGAGAAGACAATGTACCAGCTAAGTATGGTAAAGTGTTAGTGTCTCTGATCTTTGATGATGATATTGATGCAACACAAAAGACACTAGTACAAAATCAGATTCGTGAAGACATTACTGATCCACTTTCTGTTATCTCTGTTGATATGGAATTTGTCGATCCTACCTTTACTTACCTGAATGTAACATCTGAAGTTAAGTATGATGTATCGTTAACTAACCGTACTAACCAGTCGATTGAAAACTTAATTAAGAATACTGTATCTACTTACTTTGATACTAACTTGGGTAAGTTCAACGATGTATTCCGTAAGTCACCTTTGACTGCTGTTATCGATGATACAGATGCTGCTATTCTTTCATCAAAGGTTTCTATTGAACAAGAAGTGCGGTTCGAACCAGTAATTAATCCTAACACAAACGCAATTGTAATTTCAGATTATGAAATTACTTTCTTGAATACAATTGCTGCACCTAATGATACATCGCCAGTTGTTTCTACTGACTTCTTCTTCTTCAATTCAGTACTGTGTCGTATTCAAAACAAGCTGTCTTCTACTCAACTACAGATTATCGACCAAGATGGTAATGTACAAAAAGACAATATTGGTGAGTTAGTTAGTGGTGAAGGTAAGATTAAACTGAATGGTTTCCAGCCTACTTCTATTAACTCAGGTAACTCTTACTTGCGTTTACAAACAACGCCAGCAGATGATTCTGTTATTAAGCCGCTTCGCTCTAATATTGTTTCGCTTGGTTCGAACCTGGTAACTGCTGTGGAAGATATCGACCTGGCAAACTCAACTGTTGGGACGACTAACTAATGAGTAAGACACTAACCGATCTAAACCGTAATGCTCAGGTATTTCATCAGCCGGTAATCAACCCGGCATTACCTGAGTATTTCCAGGATCAATATCCTGTATTTGTTTCATTGTTGAATAAGTATTACGATTGGTTAGTTGATTATGCTGACGCCGATGGTCGTAATCCAATCGGTGAATTACAAAACATTTCTTACCTGAAAGACCGTGAGATTTCCCCTGATCGGTTCTTACAATATATCTTTGATGAATTGGCTTCTGGTCTAGCACCTGACAACTTTGATATTCCACGCTTTATCATTAAGCTAATGCCTTTCTTCTATAAGACCAAAGGCTCAACTGTATCTGCACAAGGTTTCTTGAAGTTTTTGTATGGTACAGACATTGAATTGGTGTACCCTAAGCAGTCAACCTTTAATATTGGTTCATCCGAGATTGGTGCTGACTCACTTAAGTTTATTCAAGACTCATATTACTACCAGATTTACTCAACACTGATTCGTTCCGATCTACCTATCTCAGTTTGGAAAGAACTGTACAAGAAGTTTGTGCATCCGTCCGGTTGGGAACTGTTTGCTGAAGTACGGTTTGAAACCGTTACATCTAATACAACACTTCCTATTGCAATGCCTATTGCCGATATTGGTGCAGGCGCAGAAATTATGACACTGAGCGGTACAGCTCCTTTGGCTATTACAGCTGTAAGTGCAGCAAGCAATGTAACGCTTATTGATTCCGCTGATGGTCTTCGTATGTATGCTGATTACGGTTCACGTAATCTGTTTAGTTACTACAATGATTCAGCTAACATTATTAATGTTGCACCATACAATGGCAATTATGATGAAAAGTCTGCACCGATTAAGGTCAGCTCTTTCCGGTTCTCACAAGCTGATGACAATACAAATGTTGAATTTAACTTGTCTGACTCAGGTGACTTCTTCCTCGATAATGATGCACCGACTATCTTTACTCTTGACCGTATTAATACGACACAGGGTGTAAGCTTTGATAATACAATCGAAACATTCGATGAAACCACGTTCGATTATGTGTCACCTACTGGCATAGACTCCGCATAAATATACAAAGAACAACGTAAGGCTAACGGGACATGTCTGAACTTTTTTACTTAGACTCTGATAACATTCTAAATCGTGGCGGAGTAGCTAACGATAACACCGGTGATACACTTCGTACCGCTGCGTTAAAGATCAATACAAACTTCCAGCATCTTGACTCTGCTGTTAATTCTGTTGTTAATACGTTAGACACTCATGACTCTGCCGCTGTTCTTGGTCAAATTAATGCAACTGTTAACCAATCTTATGTTGACGCATTAGACACGCATGATTCCGCTGCGGTACAAGGTCAAATCGATGCAACTATTGCATTGACTGATACACACGACTCTGCTGCTGTCTTGGGTCAGATTAATGCAGTTAATGCAGCTGATGTAACGTTTGGTTCTGATATCACTGTTTCTGGTATTGGTAAGCCTAATACCGTCACTATTAGTGGTAATGGTGCACAAACTTATACATTAACTGATGGTAATACTGCAACACTTACAACTGATTCCGACAAGACTATTACTTTTGGTGGTGTTGCTTCTTCGATTATTGGTTCTGGTTTTAGTATGATGATTAAGAACAGCGATGCTGATTCTGATCGCACTATTACATTCCAGGCGGAAGCTGGCAAGTCTGTTAAGTTTAATACTGATAATACTTTGACAATCAATGCTAACGACTTTGGTGTTGCATCGGTTCTGGTATTTGACGCAAACACAATTCTCGTAACAGCTACGTCTCTCGATAGCTCGCTGACATTCTAAGGATAAACAAAGATGGCTGTTAATTCACGTCAAGACCTAATTGATTACGCTCTTCGTGCGCTCGGTCATCCTGTTATCGAGATTAACGTTGACGAAGAACAACTGGAAGATCGTGTAGATGAAGGTCTGCAGTTCTACCAGGAGTTTAATCAAGATGCAACTGTGCGTGCTTACCTGAAGCATGTTATTACACAAACAGACATTGACAACGGTTATGTTACTGTTGCAAACGATGTATTGTTTGTTAAGCGTATGCTGCCTTTGCAGTCTGCTGGTGGTTCTGGTTCTGACGCATTGTTTAACCTCGATTACCAGATGCGCATGAACGACTTTAATAACATGTATGGTAGCGCTTCTGACTTTACTTACCATGAGCAAATGAAGATGCACATTGGTATGGTTGATATGAAGACTTCTGGTTACCCGACGGTTACATTCAATCGTTTACAAAACCGTTTGTACATTCATGGTGAGTTTACCGACAACTCTATTTCTGTTGGTGATTACATTGTAATTGAGATTCTTCAGCTCGTTGATCCACAGACATATACTGAAGTATACAACGACATTTACCTGAAAGAATATGTGACATCACTGGTCAAGCGTCAATGGGGTGCAAACCTTATTAAGTTTGAAGGTATGGTTCTACCTGGTGGTGTAACAATGAATGGTCGTCAGTTATTCGATGATGCTAATGAAGACATTGCACGTCTTCGTGAAGAAGCACGTCTGACCTGGGAACGCCCAATCGATTTCTTTGTAGGATAATATTATGAATCTGTTTACACCTAACTTACAATTTACATTAAATGCATCTAGTCTAACTGGGCCTGTAAGTCCTGGTGCATTTTTGCAGACTTTTGCAGATGGCGATGGTTTAGATACTGGCGTAAATTTTGTACCGGGTACAGCTGGCTTGCGCCTGAACCGCTCATCATTTGTATTTGTAGTCCGGCCTCAGTCAAATTTAGAATATCAACCTTTTGTTACTTTGTATACTGGTGCTACTGCTTCAACTCAGTGTATTGGTAAAGTCCAAGATAATGGTGACACCAATCATAGATATGGTAATTTCGAAGGCGACCTCAATCCATATTATGGTCATAACGTTGCTCCCAGCGCGCCAGCTGACGGAAGCGCCACTTATGGTGATTGGTTAATGATTGCCGGGGGTTTTAGTGGTGCTTTGTATAGTAGCTGGTTAATATCGAAAATTAACGGCTTAGACCCAAGCAGCAATAGAGGCGGCAGCAATTCTGGGACCAGCCACGATTTAACTGTAGAAGGTAGTGATATTCATCTTGGTTATCCGACGACTTTTGGCGGCAATAATGCTTTTGAGCTTGCAATGGTCAGAATTTATAATAGTCCTACAGCCCGACTAACTGACGAACAGTCAACACAAATTTGGGATCATTGGGCTAGTAATAACCTGGCTTATTATAACAACAATAGTCAAACCCTGCCTTCATATAATGAGGATGTAGAAGATTATACTACTGATCTTTTAGCTGAATGGGACTTTGCCAAAATGCCTGCAGGTGTACTACAAACAACAGCAGGTTCGGTTGGTACAGTTACTGGTAGCTTATCTGGTAATGCTGTCGTTACATCATAAGACACTAGGAAAATAAATGCGTAACCGTTATTTTAATATCGGACTTAAGTCTGAACAAAACCTTTACGAAGATATTGCACTGGAGTCTATTAAGATCTTCGGTTACGATATGATGTATCTACCCCGCGAGATTCTCAACCAGGACAATGTAACTGGCGAAGATATTATGTCGCGGTTTGAAGACGCATATCCAATCGAAATGTACATCGAAAACGTTGATGGTTTTGATGGTGAAGGTGATCTGTTCACTCGCTTTGGTGTTGAGATTCGTGACGCAGCAACCTTTGTTGTTGCACGTCGTCGTTTCCATCAGTCTGTTTCTACATATCAAGATTTTGATCGGCCGCGTGAAGGTGATCTAATCTACATGGCAATGTCTGATACCATCTTTGAGATTATGCATGTTGACAATGAAACATCCTTTTACCAACTAGAAAACCTTCCGCTGTTTAAGATGCGTGTTGAGCTGTTTGAGCATGCTGGTGAAGACTTCGATACTGGTATGGAATCTATTGACCTTCTTGATGATAAAGCATTCAACCAGGTACTGACTCTTGCTGATTCTGGTACAACACCGTTTGATGTAGGCGAAAACATTACTATCTTTACTGATAGCGCAAATGAACCAGCTCATATTGATGCTGAGGTTGTTTACTGGGATGAAAACGACGATAAGCTGACTATTGCACACATTGCGGGTAACGATGGTAAACTGGCTACTATTACAGATGGTCAAAAGATTACATCTACAGATACCGGCTTTACCCGTACTATCGATACAAGTGAAGAAGAGTTTGGTATGGGTACAGCTGCACAAGATTCTGACACGCTCGATCTGTCTGGTTTGATCGATACTTCCTTCAACAATCAGTTTGGTAACTTGAGCTAATGTTTAATTACTTCTATCATGAAAAGACTCGTAAAGCTAAGATGATCTTTCAAGCTTTGTTCTCCAACATTAATGTTGTGCGTACAAAGAAAGACGGTACTGTAATTAACCAACAGAAGGTTCCAGTTAGCTACGCATCACGCAAACACTTTATTGAACGTATTGCAAATGATGATGATACTGTTGCAATGAAGTTACCACGTATCTCTATTGAAATGACTGATATGATGCGTCGTTCAATGCACCAGTTGCCTAAGACCAATACTTTTATTACTAATGCAACTAATGGTCAGGTTAAGAAGTTTTATACGGCTACACCTTATCAGCTAAACTTCCAGGTAATCATTGCAACTAAGTCTGAAGATGATATGCATCAGATTGTTGAACAGATTATTCCTTACTTTGCACCAAGTTACACGATTACTATTAAGCCGTTTAATGATTACCCTGATATTAAAGAAGACATTCCTATTAGTCTTGCGTCTGTCTCACAAGAAGACAACTATGAAGGTATGATTGAAGATCGTTCGTCTTATTTTTACTACCTTGATTTCGAAATGCACACTGATTACTATGGTCCAATTAGCGATACAAACATCATTAAGAAAGCAATCGTTGACTTCCATGATATGGATTCTGCTGAAAGCTTGATGACACGTATTACTGTTACACCTGATCCTGCTTCAGCTGATGCTGATACTGGCTCATATATTACTACATATGTGCATCCTGGCCTTGGTGACAGCGCATAAATATATTCAAACAGATTTACAAGAGTAAGAGCAAATGACGAAACAACTTATTTCCTTGGGTACATCAGCTAACGACGGAACCGGCGATACACTTCGTGACGCTGGTACAAAGCTGAACGCTAACTTTACTGAGTTGTATGGTCTTGTACCAGGCGGTGAAGCACAGTTGATTTCCGGTTCATCTGTTGTTGCTCTCAATACAACTGACAATGTTTATTTGTTTAGTATGTCCAGCACACCAGCTGGTAACTTCACTCTGTCTGACGGTTCAATCGTTGGCGAAACTAAGCGAGTAATGAATAAGTCTGGTTCGAGTGTTTCTATCTCGATCAATATTGGTGCATCTGGTCTTGCTGATGGCAACACTGGTTTGACACTTACCGATAATGTATTCTTTGATCTGGCATGGGACGGCACCAATTGGCATTGGGATCGTACCACTGACTCACGCGTAACCACATTCTAATAGGCAAGAACAATGACAGCTATTGCAACAAACGCATTTAAAAAGACACTGATCGAATCGCTTATCGCAGATGTGGCAGATTCTGATAACACTTATTACCTTGCTCTTGGTAAGGCGGATCAGTGGGACGAAAACGATACTGTACCAACAACGGTAAACACTGTTGAAGAGGAACGTAAATTCCGTTCTAATATGCAGTCCATTAAGAAGATGGCTGACATTAGCTTCGTTTCTCCTCGTTACAACTGGTCATCTGGTACAACATACAATGCATTTACTGATGCAACTGCTCCGTCGGCTATCGGTGCTTACTATGTAATGACTGAATCTCAGCGTGTTTACATTTGTCTTGAACAAGGTAAAGATGCATTGGGTGTTTCGGTTATCTCTACAATTAACCCTGATACTATCGGTACTGTTACAACCGCAACACGTACGGCTGATGGTTACATTTGGAAATACTTGTTTACCCTGACTGCTTTGAATGCAAGTAAGTATCTTGCAGCAAACTTCCTTCCAGTTTCTAAGCTGACAACATCTGTATCTAATATTGAAACGGCTCAGCTGGCTGTACAGAATGCAGCGGTTGCTGGTTCGATTGTTGGTTACCGCCTTGTATCTCCTGGTGCTGGTTACACAACCAGTGCAACAGCATCTGTTGTTGGTAATGGTACCAGTGCTGCATTGGATATTACGGTTGATGCTGGTACTGGTTCGATTATTAAAGTAGCTGTTAATGGTACGGGTTCAAGCCTGTCATTTGGTTCTGGTTACACTTACGCAGATATTGTTTTGTCAGAAAATGTTTCTGATCCAGCTGTTATTCGCCCAATCATTTCACGGGCTGGTATTGGTGCTGATCCACGTGATGATATTAATGCATCGTTCTCAATGTTCAATGCTAAGCCAGCTGGTGATGAAGGTGGTGACTTCCTAGTTGACCAAGACTTCCGCCAGGTCGGTATCCTTAAGAATCCAATTGGTAATGCAGACTCTGACATTAGTCTTTCGACTGCATCTGCTCTGCGTACTTTGACTGTTACTGGTGTTGCTGGTACGTTTGCGGCTGATACTCTGGTACGTGGTGCTGTTTCAGGGGCTGGTGCGTACGTGAATAAATATAGTGGTAATACACTCTTTATCCACCAGAATGAAACAACCGGCTTCAAACCATTTGATACAAATGAAGCTATTGCTGATTCTGATAACCCGACCACTAACACGGCAACGTTGAGTGGTTCGATTTCGGATGCTGAGTTTAACCCATTCACTGGTGACCTGCTCTACATTGAGAACAGAAACCCAGTAATTCGCGATGCGGCACAAACTGAAGATATTAAAATCATCTTCCAGCTTTAAGGTATAAGGTAAGAATATGACTAACCAATTTACGGATACAACCTTCTCGGTTACCTACAAAGACGACTTTGCGGATTCTGACAATTACCATCGCGTATTGTTTAATTCCGGTCGTGCTCTTCAGGCGCGAGAGCTTACGCAAATGCAAACGATTATCCAGAAGGAAATCGAGCGCTTTGCTAATAACGTTTTCCGGACTGGTTCACAGGTTAACCCTGCTGGTCTGACGCTTAACACGAACATGGAATTCGTTAAGCTTGCTGGTAACCCTGATATTTCCGACTTTGCTGTTGGTCAAACTGTTACTGAGTCAAGCACTGGTATCGCTGGTTTGATTACTCGCATTGAATCTTATGTCGATGCTGAGAACCCGGCTACCTTTTATGTAACGTACACCAGCACCGTTGGAGGCACCTCCAGTGACGCTCTGGGCGACCGTGAGGCCTCTGTACGCTTTACTCCTGCTGGTACTATCACGAACGGAAATGGTACGTCTGTATCCGTTCAAACAACCGATACGGAAGTCGATCCTGCTGTTGGTGTTGGTACGGCTGTTTCTGTATCTACTGGTGCATTCTATGCTGCTGGCCACTTTGTTCAGTGTAACCCTCAGACCATTATGGTTGATCGTTACTTTGCTTACCCAACCGCTCAGCTTGGTTTCCGTGTTGATCAAGACATTGTAACTGCTGATGATGCAATTGAATTGTACGACAACCAGAACGTTCTTCCTAACGAGACTGCACCAGGTGCTGACCGTTACCGTATTCGTTTGACACTGGTATCTGAGTACGATCTTTCTGCAACTGATAACTTTGTTTACCTCAACACTATTATTGATGGTATCTTCTTGGATGAAACCGAGAAAAGCACATACGGTATCATTGGTGATGAGATGGCCAAGCGTACTGCAGAAGAATCTGGTGACTACACTGTTGAGCCATTTAACATTGAACTCGAAACCGATCTGGCCGATTCTGACTTCCTTTTGATTGATATCTCTGCTGGTACTGCATATGTCGATGGCTACCGGTATGCAACCGAAGCTAACACTGGTATTGCTCTTCCACGTGCACGCGAAACTAAAACGTTTAATAATGATGTTTCTGCCGCTACATTTGGTAACTTTATTGAAATCGATGGTACAACAGCTAAGGGCTTCCCTAACGTTGATACGTTTGAAGCAATTAACTTGCGTGACTCTGCTGGTTACCTTGGTTCAACCATTGGTACAGCACGTGTTCGTTCTGTTGAAGCTTCTGGTTCAAACTACAACTACTACCTCTTTGATGTAAACATGAATGCAGGTCAGAAGTTTAGTGAAGTACGTTCCATGGGTACTGCAACGACAGCTGTTGGTGATGTTGTCCTTGAGTACGGTAATGCACGCTTGAATGATACCGCTAACAACGATCTGTTCTTTACTCTGCGTCATGATCGTCCACGTACCATGACTGATATTTCCCTGACTGTTCAGCGTCGTGAGACAGTAACACTGGACGGTTCTGGTGTTGGTACACTGACATTGACTGCTGGTGACGAAACCTTTACTGGTACAAATAGCTGGATTATTTCACGTACTTCTGATGGTGTATTGATTGACGCTGATTCTATTACCGGTTCTGGTACTTCTTCTGCTACTATCACTCATGCAACATCTGCTAGTGAAACAATTGAAATCCTCACACAAGTAAACAAAGGTGCGGGTGAAGTACGTACTAAGACACTGACTGAAACAACTGCAACTGCTGCAATTGATTCTGACGGTAATGGCTTGCGCTTTGTTGCACTTGGTAAAGCAGACATTTACGATCTTGAACGTATTACTAGCATTGATTCTGACGGTGTATCGCTTGCTGATTTGTTTACTTTTGATAATGGTCAGCGCGATAACTTCTACGATCAAGGTCGCTTGATTCTTAATCCTGGTCAAACTGCACCAACTGGTAATGTATTTGTGCGTTACACATACTTTGCACATGGCGCAACTGGTGACTTCTTCTCGGCTAACTCTTATGAAGGACAAGTTAACTACAACGCAATTCCTGTATTTAGTAAAAAAGATGGTACTATTATTGAGTTGCGTAATGTTCTTGACTTCCGTTCCCGTAAAGATGATACGGGTGCAAACTTTTCTGCAGCAACTGCACGGGTTAATGAGCTACCGTTGAACACTGATACGGTTCAAGCTGACATTGATTACTACATGCCGCGTAACGATACACTGGTATTGAATAAAGACGGCACGTTTGCACTTATCGATGGTACCTCTGCATTTGATCCTAAGTACTCAGCTCTTCCTGAAGGTGCAATGGCACTGTATACTCTGCAGCTGAACGCTTACACTGATGATGAAAACGATGTTAATATCGGTTATATTGATAATCGCGGTTACACCATGAAAGACATTGGTGCAATTGAAGATCGTGTTGAGCGACTTGAAGAAATTACTACGTTGAACTTGCTTGAAGCCGAAACGTCTAAGATTGAAGTTCTTGATGCAGACGGTAACAACCGTTTCAAGACTGGCTTCTTTGCAGATAACTTCTCTGATGCTTCTTATAGTGATATGAAGAGTAATGAGCAACGTGTGTTCTTTGATACTAATGCTGAACTAATTCGTCCGCCGGTTGTATCTAACCCAATTCGTATGTTCTTGGATTCATCTGCTTCAACTAACGTTAAACTCATGGGTAACCATGTATTGATGAATTACGTTGACTCTGATGTATTGATTCAAGATTATGCGTCTGAGTTTGAAAACGTTAACCCATTTGGTGTTATTAGCCATTGGGGTACAGTTGAGCTTTCACCTGAAGTTGATTATCAGGTAACCGTTAATTTTGGTAAAGCACAGCAGCTAGTTAAAAAATATTACGAACTTAAGCAGTCGGCTAGCTATGATTCACGCAAAAAACAAATCCGTGAAGAGTTCAATGCATTGGTTGGTAGTTCTTTATCTATCGAAGCATTCAAGCCGTCAGTTACTACTAACGCACGTGGCAAAGAAACACGCAAGTATAACTTTAGTAACCTGACGTCTGGTGCATTTATGCGGGCGCGTAAGGTATTCTTCCGTGCACGTGGTCTGAAGCCTAACACTAAGTTCTTTGCTTTCTTTGACGGCAAGGGTGTTGATCACCTGGTACGTCAAGAAACATCGTTTAGTAACTACATCAGCCGTGATGAGAATGCAGCTTCGTCTAAGTTTACGCAAAACGAAAGTCATCCTGATGGTGAAACGGTTTTGCAGACAAATCATCGTGGTGATTTGATTGGCTCATTCTTCATTCCACATGGTGTATTTGCAGCAGGTGCGCGTGAGTTTAAGCTGCTTGATATTGAAATCGATAATAATGAAATGGCTTCATCTGGTGCGTTCACTGATTACAGCACTAAGCGTCGTCCTGTAGTTCAGCCTAAGCCACGTCCTAAGCCACGCCCGGTTCCTAAGCCACGTCCGCCGCGGCCTACACCGGCACCACCTACGGCTCCGACACCACCGTCACCACCAAAAGTAATCACACCGAAGCCTTCGCCTCCGTCTAAAAATGGATGTGGTGACGGTAAGTACAAATATGCACTGAAACGTTACGGCGTGAACGTCAGAGAAGGCGGCCTTGGTGGTTGGCCTCGCTTGAACTTCGGACGCTGTATGACCCCAGAAGAAGCAAGGGTTCAAAATATACAATTAGCTAAAATGAAGACAAGCTTCACGGAGCAATGGGTTCGGCAATGGTGGCCAGTAAAGAAGGCAAACATTTCGGCATCTAGCCACCAGCTTTTTGGTTCGCGGTCTGCTACGATTGCTAAAGCCCCTGGTTCTGTTCGTAAACCATCAACTACGCGTATTACAAGTACACCTGTAACTAAAAAGTACTCGTTGTTCTCGAACCATATTACACCGGCTACAACAACACGTACGGCTCCTACCCCGATTAAGCGTAATGTTGGTTCTAACGTTTCGTTGTTCGGTTATGGTAACCGCGCCACCGGTTGGAATGGTTTGCTGAACCCACGTCAGTGTGCATTCAAAGACCCAATTGCTCAGTCTTTCCGTCTGCCTACTGCACTGTCTGCTGGTGGTATTGTTACCGAAATCGATGTATACTTCCGTACACGTCCAACCGGTGATATTCCAGTACGCTTACAGATTCGCCCAATGATTGCTGGTGTTCCTGATAAGACATTCATTGCTGAAGTACAATTAAACCGTGATGATGTTAACATTCCAGGTAACTTGAATGATCTGACAACTGTACGTGCAACACCTACAACGTTTACATTTACTAAGCCTGTTCATTTGCTACCAAACGAAGATTATGCTTTCGTTCTGATTGCTGATACTACTGACTACAATGTATTTGTTGCTAAGACCGGCGCTCTTGAGCTTGGTTCATCTTCACTGCGCATTAGTCGCCAGCCTTCGATGGGTTCACTGTTCTTGTCTCAGAATGGCGTAACTTGGTCACCTGATCAAGAGCGTGATATTATGTTTAACCTGCGTTGTGCAGTGTTTGATATCGAACAAACCGCTGTTGGTGTATTCAACAATGGTGATCTTGTTGATGTGCCACTTAACTCTAATCCATTCTTTGTTGACTCTGGTTCGACAACGGTATATGTACAGCAGCCTAATAGCGGTCTGATGGCTGGCGATATTGTTTCTTTTGACGGTATCGACTCTGCAGCTGACTATGCTGGTATCACGGGTTCAACACTAATGGGCAACCACACGGTTGTTAAAGTTGATGGTACAGGTTATACCTTTGTAGCTGATTCTGCTGCAACTGCAACAACAACTATTGGCGGTCTAAACCTTACCGGTACACGTAACATTGTCTTTGATGAGTTCACTCCTACGATTGACTTGTTCCTTGACGACAATACAACTGCTGATTTTGTTGTTAACCTTACAGATGGTGCAGGTATTCCAACAGTTAATGATGCATCTAATGGCGCATACACCAAGAACACAACAGATAACATTGTCTACGATGATGAGACGTTAGTTCTTGATGCACCTGCAATGATTGCATCGGTTGATTATGAAGAAGCTAAGCTTGGTTCTACTAATCGTTCTGTTGATATGACAGCAACCTTTAGTACGGTTAACAAGTTCGTTTCTCCAATCATCGATCTGTCTACTATGACTGCAGTCCTAAATACTAATTTGATTGACAACCAAGACTCCGCTTCTGAAGTTGGTATCTTGAATAACCCAATCAACTTTGTTGCTGAGACTGATGCATCTGGTGGTACTGCACTGGCTAAGCATGTAACCGAAACGATTACACTGTCTGAACCAGCTGTTGGTATTAAGGTTCTTCTTGATGCTAACCGTGGCAACAACAGCTTTATCGATGTATACTACAAGACGTTGGCTGAAGGTTCTGATGAACTTATCGACGAACAAAACTGGGTATACATTCCAGAAGAAACTAATAACCCAACTGATGAAGATCGTAAGGTGTTCCGTGAATATGAATACCTTGCTGGTGGTGCAACTGGTACGCTTGATCCATTCACCGCTTACAAGATTAAGATTGTGATGCGTTCTGGTAATAGTTCACATGCGCCATTGATTAGTGCGCTTCGGGCTATTACACTAGGTACTTAATATGAACGATAACTTGGTAAAAGTTGATGGTCACCCTGGTTACTATAGAGATATGGTAACTGGGGCAATCGTCAATAAGAATACATCGGCACTTGATGCCGCTAAAAAGAAGAAAGCAGCTCTCAACCGGGATAGGGAACGGATGGACGAGCTTGAGCAAAAGGTAGATAATCTAACTGGAATGTTAGAGACTCTACTGACTAAGCTCACTTAGTCATACGTATAAATATAAGTAAAAATAAGAGAGCTTTTAACAATGACTCAGTATGCAGACTTGACGATTCATCAAGGCAATGATAGTATCTTTCGCCTTGAAGTTCTGGACAGTGATAGGACCCCGAAAGACTTAAGCAGTTTTTCGGCAAAGTCGTCGTTTAAGCGCACATATAAAAGCTCTGATTCTGACACATACCATTTTCAAACCGCAACAGATTCTGCTGGTAATCTTGATCTTATCTTGGATGGAACTGTATCAGATGATATTAAAACAGGCCGCTATTTTTATGATGTGTTTCTTCTGAAAGATAATACTTCAGAAAAGATTCTTGAGGGTCGATTGGAAATTATGCCATCAGCTACAAGTATAACATAAAAAGAGCAAAAACATGTCCAGAAGAATTGTTTTATCGAGTGGTCCTATCCTCGTAAAAAATATCCGATCCGGTATCCCCACAAGTTTATACACAAGCTTACTTTCCCTAAAAGATGTAACTGGCACACCCAGCGCCGTAAATCAATATGTTACTTGGGACAGTGATCAGAATAAATTCACGTTTACTGCATCAAATGTAGATACTAATGCAATTTCTTTGTTAGTTGATTCTGCTGTATCTACAATCGTTGACTCTGATTATATTAATAATCTATTGGGTGAAACTATTGATGCAGCGACACTTAATACACAAAGTGGTTCGTACTACCTCGACTACACTAACTTTACCAATACACCAACTATTCCAGCAGCCTATGGTGATGCTGATGTAACCACTTTGGTTGATTCTGCTTACGTCAATGCACGAGTTGATACTGTTAGTGCTGGCACTGACTCTGCTACAGTTCGTACAATTGCTGATGAACAAATTGCTCTTGCAAGTATCGGTGATTTAGCTGACGTTAATATTGTTGGTGCAGCTGCGGGTAAGATTCTTAAGTATGATGCAGGTGGTTTTATTATTGCAGCAGACGAAGCGGTTGGTACCGGCCTTGATTCTGATCTTACTATTGCATTAATTGATTCTGCTTACGTCAATGCACGAGTTGATGCGGTTAGTGCTGGTACAGATTCCGCTACAGTTCGTACAATTGCTGATGAACAAATCGCGCTGGCAGACACGCATGACTCTGCTACAACTCTTGCACAGATTAATGCAACAGTTAACCAATCTTATATTGATGCTCTTGACACGCATGATAGCGCAGCAGTTCAAGATCAAATCGATGCAACTATTGCATCGACTGATACTCATGACTCAGCTGCGGTACAGAGCCAGATTGATGCAACTATTGCATTGACTGATACTCATGACTCAGCCGCAGTACAAGGTCAAATTGATGCAACAGTTAATGCATTAGACACTCATGACTCAGCTGCAGTACAAGGTCAAATTGATGCAACAGTTAATGCTCTTGATACTCACGATAGTGCAGCAGTCCAGGGTCAGATTAATGCGACCATTAATGCATTAGACACCCATGACTCTGCTGCTGTCCTTGGTCAGATTAATGCAACAGTAAATCAAACATTCATTAATCAATTTGATACTCACGATAGTGCAGCAGTGCAAGGTCAGATTGATACAACTGTTAATGCTCTTGATACACATGATTCTGCGGCAGTGCAAGCGCAAATCAATACAACTGTTAATGCTCTTGATACACATGATTCTGCGGCTGTTCAGGGTCAGATTGATACTACACTAGCTACTGATGTAACAATTGGTGGTAACCTAATAGTTGACGGTTACATTGCTGGTCCAACCACAATGACTATTGACCCTGCAACAATTGGTACAGATTCTGGTACGCTGGTTATCTTGGGTAACCTGCAAGTTGAAGGTGAAACTACTACTGTTAACTCAACAACAGTTTCTATCTCTGATAAGAATATTGTATTAGCTGATTCTGCTACTAATGCAGCTCAAGCTGATGATGCTGGTATCACTATTAATGGTGCAAACGCAACTATTCAATATAAGTCGACTGGTGATAAGTGGGAATTTAATAAGCCGCTATTCCATGGTGCTGATCGTGTACTGACTACAGCAGACGATCTTCATGACTCGGCTGCTGTTCAAGGTCAAATCGATGTAACTGTTAATGCCCTTGATACTCATGACTCGGCTGCAACATTAGCTCAAATCAATGCAGTAGTTAATGCGCTTGATACACATGATAGTGCGGCTGTTGTAGGTCAGATTGGTCTTGAAGTTACCAAGACGTTTGTTGATGCATTAGCAATCGATTATAATACTCTTACCAATACACCAACTATTCCTGCTTTTGGTACTGATTACGTTGACTCAGGCGCAGTTAATCTTCTTATTGCATCTTCCGACACTCATGACTCTGCTGCCGTCTTGGGTCAAATTAATGCAACTATAAATCAGTCATTCATTGATGCATTAGATACACATGATAGCTCTGCAGTTCAGGGTCAAATTGATGTAACCGTTAATGCATTAGATACTCATGATAGCGCAGCAGTTCTTGGTCAGATTAGCGCATCGAGTATTGGCGATCTTATTGATGTTGATTTAACTGGTATTAGTAACCTACAGGTACTTAAGTGGGATTCTGCTAATAGTAAATTCATTGCGGCTGCTGATGCAACAGCTGGCGGCGGCGGTACAGATGCTGATACACTTGATGGCCAAGATGGTACTCACTATCTTGATTACAATAACTTTACCAATACACCGACTATTCCGGCATTTGGTACTGATTACGTTGACTCAGCTGCGGTTAATCTTCTTATTGCTGCAGCAGATACTCACGACTCTGCAGCTGTCTTGGGTCAAATTAATGCAACAGTAAATCAATCCTTTATTGATGCATTTGATACTCACGACTCTGCTGCCATTCAAGGCATGATTGATGCAACCCTGATTACAGCAGATACACATGACTCTGCTGCTGTTGTTGGCCAAATTGGTCTTGAGGTTACTAAGACATTTGTTGATGCATTAGCAATTGATTATACTACACTAACTAATACACCAACTATTCCATCGTTTGGAAATGATTACGTTGACTCAGCTGCGGTTAATCTTCTTATTGCTGCAGCAGATACTCATGATAGTGCAGCCGTTCAAGGTCAAATCGATGTAACTGTTAATGCATTAGATACTCATGATTCAGCTGCAGTGCTCGGACAGATTAACGCAACAGTTAATCAAGCATTTATTGATCAGTTCGATACACATGATAGTGCTGCTATCCAGACAATGATTGATGCATCCGATACGCATGATAGTGCTGCTGTTCTTGCTCAAATTAATAGCACGGTTAATCAATCGTTTATTAATGCGTTAGATACACACGATTCCGATGCTATTCAGGCGATGATCGATGTTACCATTTCTGGTACAGATATGCATGATAGTGCTGCTGTACAAGGTCAGATTGATGCGTCTCTATCGAGCTTCACTTCATATGACTCTGATGCGGTTGATGCTCAGATTGATTCTGCTGTTACCCAGTCATTTGTTCAAGCTTTCATTGATCAAACCTTTATTAATACGTTTGATACTCATGACTCAGCAGCTGTTCTTGGCCAGATTAATGCAACTGTTAATGCCCTTGATACGCATGACTCTGATGCGGTGGCTGGCCAAATTAATGCAACTGTTACCCAGTCATTTGTTCAAGCTTTCATTGATCAAACCTTTATTGACAGCTTTGACACACATGATAGTGCTGCTATCCAAGCAATGGTCGATGCAACTGTGTCAACAACCGATACTCATGACTCAGCAGCTGTTCTCGGCCAGATTAATGCAACTGTAAATCAAACATTCATTAATCAGTTTGATACTCATGACTCAGCTGCTATCCAAGCAATGATTAATGTTACCATTTCTGGTACAGATACACATGATTCTGCTGCTGTTCTTGGTCAGATTAATAGCACGGTTAATCAAACCTTTATTGATGCATTAGATACACATGACTCAGCTGCAGTCGCGGGTCAGATTAGTGACACGTTGAATGATACGGTAACGATCACCAAGCATTCTACCACTGATCCTGCACTTAAGCTTCAGACAACCGTTAGTACATCTAATGCTGCTCCTATCATGGAGTTTGTACGTAATACCGATCAAGCAAACAACGGTGACTACCTAGGTCAGCTGAAGTTTATTGGTGAAGATAGCTCTGGTACTGCAGACGGTTCTGGTATTGTCTACGCTAAGATGACTGGTAAGATTGCAGACGCAACTGACGGTACAGAAGATGGCTTGCTTGAGTTTGCTGTAAAAAGCGGTGGTTCAAACCTGATTCTCGCACGTATGACCGGTAACGGCGGCGGTTCCTTTGATCTTGAAAACGGCACCGACCTGACACTTAGTGGTGGTGGTAACATCACTGTTAATGGTAACACGGTTCTTACTTCCGCAACAGATACACATGATAGTGCAGCGGTTGTTGGTCAGATTGGTCTTGAGGTTACTAAAACGTTTGTTGATAACCTCAATGTTGATGCTGATACGGTTGACGGTCTTCATGCCAACCAGTTCTTGCGTTCTGATGCTGATGATACAACAACCGGTAACCTGACTGTTGAAGGTACATTAACCACATCTGATTTGATCACGTTTGCTGGTGATTCTGCAACGGTTATTAATCTGTCAACGGCTATTGTAGCTACTGCATCGGTTAATTCTGTTCAGGCTATTGAAGCTACTGTTGTTTCTGTAAACGCTACCAGCGGAGAACGTCAAGTCTCCAAGGTGCTTCTTACACACGATACTACTGATACCCATATGAATGAGTATGCTGTAGTAAACACTGGTTCAACTGACCAGTTTACAATGGATGCTGATATTAACTCAGGTAACTTCAGGCTTAAGTTAGATAACATCTCTGGTAACACATTGTTTGCCAAGTCGTCTGTGACATATCTGTAATGATATAAAGGGGGTTTACATGCCCCCTTTTTCATGTTATTAATATAGAGTCTCACCGACGAAGGGGGAGAATAGGTAATCTACTTTGTATAAATATATTTAAATGTATTTCAGACAGGGATAGTGAACTGTGGCTAATAACGATAAAAACTTTAAAGTCAAAAATGGTTTAGATGTAAAGGGCGGTGCAACGATCGATAACGATCTACTTGTATCTGGTACTCTTACAGCGCAGGTTAACACACCCACGCAAGATTCAGATGTAGTCAATAAAGCATATGTTGATGCTATTGATACACATGATTCCGCTGCTGTTGTTGGTCAAATCAATCTTGAAGTAGATGCTGACTTTGTTGAAGCTATTCGTCCCGCAGAAACTATCTTTGACTTGACCGGTAGCGGTAGTGGTAATTACACATTCTCTGGTGATGGTTTCCCTACTACAGCAAGTGACCCTGTTCTTCACTTGACACGTGGTAAGACTTATAAGTTTGCAAACGTTTCTGGCTCACATCCTTTTGAGATTCGTGTATCTTCTGGTGGTTCAGCTTATTCTGATGGTGTAACAAACAATGGTGGTTCTGGTACTGTACTCTTTACTGTACCGATGAATGCACCTGCTGAACTTGTTTACCAGTGTACTATTCATTCTTCGATGCTCGGTACTATTTACATTGACGATAAAGTCGGTGTTGATTCTGATCAAGTTAGTAACATTATTATTGCTGACGTTGATCAAACTTTCATTGATCAGTTTGATACTCATGACTCCGCTGCAGTTCAAGGCCAAATCGATGCAACTATTGCATTGTCTGACACACATGACTCTGCTGCTGTTGTTGGTCAGATTAACCTTGAAGTAGATCAAACATTCATTAATCAGTTCGACACGCATGATTCTGCAGCTGTCTTGGGTCAGATTAACGCGACAGTTAACCAATCATTCATTGATGCATTCGATACGCATGATAGTGCCGCAGTACAAGGTCAGATTGATACAACTATTGCTGCAACTGACACTCACGACTCTGCTGCGGTTCTCGGCCAAATCAATGCGACAGTTAACCAATCATTCATTGATGCTCTTGATACTCACGATAGTGCAGCTGTTCTCGGACAAATTAATGCTTCTATTGCCGCAACCGATACACATGACTCAGCTGCAGTAGTTAACCAGATTGAGCGTGAAGTTGACCTGGCATTCATTAATGCACTAGACGCTTCTGCAACTAATCTTGACTCTGATCTTATTCCAGGTTTGGTGCTTGGTACTGATGTAAACGGTAACTATGTCGCTGACGTAACTGGTACAACTAATCAAATTGAAGTAACACATACACAAGGCGAAGGTTCAACACCTGTAATTGGTCTGCCTAACAATGTAACGATTGACTCTGATCTTACTGTTAATGGTGTGATCAAAGGCCCAGCGACAATGATCATCGATCCAGCGCTTCATGGTGATAGCTCTGGTACTTTGGTTATTCTTGGTAACCTGCAGGTTGATGGTGTATCGACTGTTATTCAATCTAGCACAGTTTCGATTACCGATAAGAATATTGTACTGGCTGATTCTGCAACAAATAATACTGAAGCAAACGGTGCAGGCATTACAGTTAATGGTGCAAACGCTTCTATCACGTATGTTGCAGCTGGTGACAAATGGGAACTAAACAAAGCACCTTACTACCTGAACGATCGCCTTCTTACTACCGCTGATGATACACATGACTCTGCTGCTGTTGTTGGCCAGATTAATGATGTAGTAAATGCTGCATACGTACAAGGTAAGATTGACCAAACGTTTATTAATACATTTGATACTCATGATTCTGCTGCAGTAGTAGGTCAAATTGGTCTTGAAGTAGATCAAACCTTTATTGATCAGTTTGATACTCATGACAGTGCCGCGGTTCTTGGCCAAATTAATGCAACAGTTAATCAAACGTTTATTGACGCATTGGATACTCACGATTCTGCTGCTGTCTTGGGTCAAATCAATGCTGTTATTGCTGTAACTGATACCCATGACAGTGCTGCGGTCCTCGGACAGATTAATGCAACCGTTAATCAAGCTTATATTGATGCATTAGATACACATGACTCTGCCGCTGTTCTCGGACAGATTAACGCTGTTATTGCTGTAACCGACACACATGACTCTGCCGCCGTACTTGGACAGATTAACGCTGTTGTTGATGCATTAGATACACATGACTCTGCCGCTGTTCTTGGTCAGATTAATGCAACCGTTAATCAAGCTTATATTGATGCATTAGATACACATGACTCTGCCGCTGTAGTCGGACAGATTGGTCTTGAGGTTACTAAGACATTTGTTGATGCGTTGAATGTTGATGCTGATACACTCGATGGCCAAGATGGTACCCACTATCTTGATTACAATAACTTTACTAATACACCAACACTTCCAGCTCAGGTTATTAGCTATGACTCTGCATCTGAACTTGCTGATTCTGCAGTTAATGCACGTACTGATCAAGACCTGTTTACCACGTCTGATGTTGAGTTCAATAAAGTAACATCTAACTTGGTTGGTTCTGTTCACTTTACTGCACAGAATGATGAAGGTACTGCACTGGCAATTGGTGATGTAGTTTACATTAAAGGTATTTCTGGTAATACACCAACTGTTGCTAAAGCTGATGCAGATGATGCAGCAAAGATGCCAGCATTTGGTATTGTATCAAACGGTGCAAATGATGGTGCAAACGTAACAGTTACGACTTTTGGTGAAATTGCTAACATCGATACTTCTACCTTATCTCTTGGTGATACCCTTTATGTTTCCTCTGTTGCTGGTGCATTTACCGCAACTAAGCCAACTGGTCAAGGTTCACTTCTACAGAACGTCGGTCAGGTAACACGGGTACATGCTTCAACAGGTTCGATTAAAGTATTGGGTGCAGGTCGTACTGCTGCAACACCTAACCTTGATCAAAACAATATCTTTATTGGTAATGCTTCAAATCAGTCAATCACTATGTCGATTGATTCTGCTGTTAGTTTAGTTGACACACATGACTCAGCAGCGGTTGTTGGCCAGATTGGTCTTGAGGTTACTAAGACGTTTATCGATGCATTAAATGTTGATGCTGATACTCTTGATAACCAAGATGGTACCCACTATCTTGATTATACTAACTTTACCAATACACCAACTATTCCCGCTTTTGGTACTGACTATGTTGATTCTGCTGCAGCGCGTGGTTTGGTATCTGGCAATAAAGGTCTGAGCTATAACTCGACTACCGGTGTGTTTGATATTGACTCGGCTAACATCTATGGCTTTACAATCGATTCTGCTCGTACTATTGACTTGATTGATTCTGCTTACATTCAGCCATTGGCACGTGCTGCAATTGTTGCTGGTACTAATATCACATATGATTCTGCAACTGGCGTAATTGCTTCGACAGCTAGCGGTGGTGCATATGACTCGGCTATGACCGGCGCACAGATTGATTCTGCTGCACTTTCTTATACTCTCGACTTTGTAACAACCAAAGGTAATACAACCACTAACGATATTACGGTTGGTGCCCTTATTGCAGACTCAGCAACTTTTGATACTGATACATTGGTTGTTGATGCAACGAATAATCGTGTCGGTGTTGGTACTACATCGCCAACTGCTAAGCTCGACGTAAATGGCGAAGTCTTTGTTTCTACTCTTACGCCTTCTACTGACTCTGCTCTGGCAACCAAGAAGTATGTTGATGACAATGCAGGCGGTGGTACATCATCTTCACATACCGTTGCTATTGGCTTGCTTAATGCTGGTCTTGATGTTGGTGATCCAATCTATTATGACTCAGACGCAACTAAATGGGTAGGTGCAGTAGATTCTGCTGCAGGTGTTGCATCTCATGTTGTTGTTGACAAAGGTGGTAGTGATTTCAAGATTGCACAAACTGGTGTGTTTACTCTTACACCAAACCAGGGTCTTGATATCAACTCTTACTACTACTTGGGTAACACAGAAGGCGTATATACAACAACTCAGCCAACCAACGGTATTTACCAGTCGCTGTTCTATGCAGTAGACTCAAGTACCGTTGATGTAAATATTGCAGAAGCACAAGATATTAGCCCATCTAATCCAAACGAAACACGTATTACCACAATTAATATTACGTCTACACCTTACACAATCCCAGTCAACTCGACTGGTAAGATGTTTGTTCTGGGTTCTGGTGCTGGTACACTGAATTTAAATGCAGCAAACTTCTTTACCGGTGATGTACTGACTCTGTATAATAACAGCGCTTCAACTCGTACCCTAACATTTGATACATATTCTGATGCTGTACGTATTCCAGGTAGTGCGACAAACTACTCTGCTTCTAGCCTTACAGTTGAAGCTTATGGTATGGCTTCTGTTACAGCTATTACTGATAATGGTTTGATTATTACCGGTGGAGTTAGCTAATACCTAAGTTAAATATGATGCAAATAGCTGGTACGCCTGGTAATGTCTCTTCTTCTGCTCTTACATATAGTAGTACAGTAGGCACACTTTTAACTGTTACTGGTGACACTACACTCACATTTAACTGATACATCTTACTAACAAGCGGTCATCAATATAGAAGTGCACCAACGGTATAAATAGTAATAACTGTAAATAAACGGAAAATAACATGGCACGTAAGAATTCAAATATTGTTTCATCTGCCGCTGTAATTACGGGTTTTACACAAAAGCCTACAATCAGCGGGGGCCAAACTGTACTCAGCGGTCTTCAACCAATCGACTTAACCCGTGTCGATGTTTATAAGAACGGTCTTCTTTTGTTGTCTACCGAAGATTATACGGTTAACTCAATTACTCAGATTACAATGTCGGTTGCTTTGCAGGCAGATGATGATATTGTTATTCAGTCTATTGCACATGGTTATGTTAATACAACACCTTTGACAATTGACAATATTACTGTTGGTCAATATCCAACTGTACCAGCCGGTGGTACTCAGTTAACCTTGTCTCAGGCTATTAATATTGATTCTACTTTAGTATTTAAAAACGGTGTACTGCTCAAAGAAGCTAGTGATTATACTGTTGTAAATAATACGCGTATTGATACTATTGATCCAATGGATGCAAATGATGTAATTCATGTACGTAGCACAATGGACACATCAACAACTGTTGCAACAACTATTACTGGTACAACTGCAGCTGCTCCTGGTCCTGCAGTCAATTCTGATCCAGATACAGGTTTATTCTTTAATGGTACAGCTAATACTTTGTCTGTCGCGGCTGGCGGTTCTGAAGTAGCAACCTTTACAGCCGATGGTATTCAAGACGCACAGGGTAATGTTCGTGCATTACAAGTTACAACTGATGCAACTTCATCTGTAACTATTGCTTCTGGTTCAACGGGTAAATACTTTAGACTTACTGGCTCGACAGTCACTATTAATATTAATGCAGGTAACTTTACCGCTGGTGATATTATTACATTGCATAATGCAACAGCGACTGATATGACTATTGACTTTGATGCTAACTTTACTGATACAGTTTATATTGCTGGTGATGGTACAGATAAGAATAATAGCACTATTACTCTTGCTGGTTATGGTCTTGCTACATGTATTGCATTTACTTCTGCTGGTATGATTGTTAACGGGAATGTAAGCTAATGAGTATTACTCAGTTGATGACGTTGTCTGGTGAGTTGGCTGCTGGTGGTGGCAGTTTGTCAGATTTTGAACTAGGATACTTCCTTCCATCATCGTACAAAACGACAGATGGCGGAGATATTCTATCATACATTACGGACAATGGATCGGGTAATTATACATTAGACCTTTCTTCGGCATCATTCACCACCATCTCTATATTCGCAGTCGCTGGTGGTGGGTCAGGAGCGCACCGAAATAGTGGTGTCGATTGGGGAGCTAGAGGGGGCAGTGGAGGCAATTCGTTTTTATTGGAAGACTTAGATGTTAGCTCTATAAATGAGATTGTTATCGACGTTGGGGCTGGAGGCGCTTCCGTTGGATCAGGGAGCACTGCTCTTCTCGCTGGTATAACTGGGGGCGATACAACCATCACAATTGATAGCACTTTAATAGCCACCGTACAAGGTGGTCGCGGAGCGTCCTCAGCAACGGGCGCCACGCTCAACGGTGCGAACGACGCTAATACGACCGATCTAACAGGATTAACATATACACAGACGCAGAGCAATTTAGGCGGTCAAGGTGGAGGTGGCTTTAATTCCGGCGGTGGTGGCGGCGGAGCTGGTGGATATACTGGAGCTGGTGGTAACGGTTCGGCCGCGAGGACAAACAATGGGTCAGCTACTGCTCCCGGTGATGATTACGGCGGCGGCGGTGGAGCTGGTGGCGAGGGCGGACTAAGGTCTACATCAACTTATGGTGGAGATGGTGGTCTTGCAGGCAACGACAATGTATACGGCGGCGGTGGTGGTGGTGGTGCTTATGCGCCATACATCGGCAATCCAGACATAGACGGTTTTGACTTGGATATTGCTGAAGCTGTTAAGCGCGATGGCGTAGACGGAGGACTTCACGGTGGTGGTGGCGGTGGTACTGCCGATGGTCAGTCAGGCGGAACGCAAGCTGATAAAAAGTCTGGAGCAGGTGGAGATGGTGCTATATTGATCGTGTTCAATGGTAGTGCTACACAGCTCGACTTACCTTTAGTAGACAATGTTGATTACACAGTATAGGAAACGGATATGACAGTAGCTACTGTTACTTGGACTCCGGCATAAATATAGATTATGACAAACGGTTAGTAATTACTATCGTATAAGCAAATATAAAATAAGAAAGAGTTATTTCAAATGACATCAAGAGCAAATGACCTAGCTAATCTAATGAGCAGCACAACTGTTGGTACACGCGATCTGACACTTGACTCTGACTTTTCTGCAACAACTGTATCTGATGTTGATGGTGATGTACGTAAGCCCGTACTGGAGTCCGGCGGTGCTATTGCTTCTGTTTCAGCAGTTGGTTCTGGTATTCTTCATCTTGATAATGCTGCAACCACAACTCTCGTTCTTTCGAATGGCAATTTGGCTGCTGGTGACATTCACACAATTTATAATGATACAGGTGCAGCTGTAACAATTACATTAACTGGTTTTACTAATACACGGGAAGATGGTTCTGGAACAAGTATAAGTGGTAGCACCGTAACTCTTGCTGATAAGTCCCTTCTGACTGCGACAGTGATTTCTAGTACGGTTCTTGTACTGTCTTCAGCTAACTTGACGGTAGCGTAATATGAGTATTCTTCTTGCACCATACCCTAGCTATTTTGGCGGCAGTGCTGCTGTCTACACTTTTGAGATGTGGGGTTCGGGTGGCGGTGGTGGCGGTGGGCGCCCTGACGCCGCCGACACGGGCACTGAAGATGCTGGACCTGGTGGTGGCGGTGCTTACGTTAGCGGTACTCTTACCGGTCTGACCAATGGAATGGTGCTTGAAATATTGACAGGTGGTGTTGGCACTGCCGGACTCAGTGTCAGCCAATCTGGCCAGTCATCTGGTGGTTCTGGTGGCGGTGCTTCGGCTATACGTATTGAATCTGGTGATATCGTAGCAGTTGCCGGTGGCGGCGCTGGTGGTGGTCAAGCTGGATCGGCAGCTGGCGCAGACGGCACAGGTGGACGTGGTGGTAACTCCGTGGATGGAACCGGTGTATATGCTACAGACGTAAACAACGCCGCCGGTGGCGAAGGTGGTCAATCCGGTACGGCTACCACGCCAGGTGCCTTGACTGCCGACACTAATCCTCCGACAAAGACCGAAGATCTTCAAGATGGTGGTACTGGTGCCATTGATGAAGGTGGTGGCGGCGGCGGTTCAACTTCTACTGCCAACCCTACAGGATGGGGAGGTACCGGCGGTGCCGGCGGTCTCGACGACGGTAACGAAGGTGGTGGCGGCGGTGGCGGCGGTGGCTACTTCGCTGGTACTGGTGGTTCAGCTGCCGTAAGTGGTAACGAGTGTGGCGCTGGTGGTGGTGGCGGTGGTTCATACATCAATGCCACTTATGTATCTACATACACTTCTGAAGAAGGTAGTTTCGAAGACGGCACCGCACACGCCGGCGCAGCGGTTAATCAGAGTGCGGGATCAACAGCAACAGCTTACTCTACATCTATAGGTCGCGGCGGGGCTGGTCATCGGCCTACCGCTGGTACCAACGGTGAAGCTGGTGGTGTATTCATTTACAAGGACGGTGTTCTCGTCCATTCTAACACAACTAGCGCCATAGAAACAACTTATACCATAGTATAAATAGTATTATATCTATTAACCGAATGAGTATATAATGACTGATATTGTTCCAAAGAAAGACCTGCCTACAGGTGTGGATACTGCATACGATGAAGACCTTGATCTTGTTCGTACTACTCTACGTACTTTGCTAATGCAAGGTGAAGAGGGGCTGCAGTTAGCTACACGCGTTGCCGAAGAATCTGAGCATCCTCGTGCAATTGAAGTTCTCACCGGTATGATTAAGCAACAGTCTGAGAATGCATTCAAGCTCATGGAAATGCACAAAAAGAATAAAGAGATTCGTGCTGACGAAAGCAGTAGCAATCAACAGCAATTAGGCGGTCCAGTTACTAATAATAACTTGATTGTTTCTGATACGTCAGAGTTTCTTAAGAAGCTCGAAGCTCTTGATGATGTAATTGATATCGAAGATGGCGCTTGAATCTCTCGGCTACCTGGGTAATGTAAACGTTAAAAAAGACGGTGTACAACAAGAGTATACTGAACATGAACAACGCGAATACATTAGATGCCGTAAAGACCCAGCTTATTTTGCTGAACATTATGCAAAAGTGGTACACCTTGATAAAGGTTTGGTACCCTTTAAGCTATACCCATATCAGAAGAAGATGTTTGAGCACTTCAACGATAATCGCTTTTCTATTGTATTGGCATGTCGTCAGTCAGGTAAATCGATTAGTTCGTGTATCTATATTCTGTGGTATGCAATCTTTCATTCAAACAAGACAATTGCTATCTTGGCAAACAAAGGTGATACTGCTCGTGAGATGCTCTCCAGGATCCTCCTGGCGCTCGAGAACCTGCCGTTCTTCCTTCAGCCTGGTGCACGTGCCCTAAACAAAGGTTCGATGGAGTTTAGTAACAATACTAAGATTGTTGCTCGTGCGACTTCATCTTCTTCCATTCGTGGTATGTCGATTAACCTTCTGTTCCTGGATGAGTTTGCATTTATTGAGAACGATGCAACATTCTATACCTCCACTTATCCTGTTATTATTTCTGGTAAGTCTACACAGGTAATCATTACATCAACAGCTAATGGTATTGGTAACACTTATCATAAACTGTGGACTGGTGCAGTACAAAAGGTTAACTCATATAGTCCGTTTAGAATTGACTGGTGGGATGTACCAGGTCGTGATGAGAAATGGAGAGATGAAACAATTGCTAACACTTCCTTGCTTCAGTTTAAGCAAGAGTTTGGTAATGACTTCTTGGGTAATGGTGATACACTTATTGAAGGTGAGCATCTATTAAAGATGAGTGCGCGTGAACCTCTGTATGATAAAGGTTCAACACGAGTATATAAAGAACCGAATAAGAGCCATAGCTATATCATGGCAGTTGATGTAGCACAAGGTCGAGGACAAGACTACTCAACGTTTAATATTATTGATGTATCTACTCGCCCGTTTGAACAGGTTGCAGTATATCGAAATAATAAGATTTCACCTATTCTATTCCCCGCTGAGTTGATTAAGTGGGCAAAGGTTTACAATAATGCATATATGGTTGTTGAGAACAATGATCAGGGTGCATTGGTAACTAATGGTCTGCACTATGACTTTGAATGGGAAGAAATGTATCATGAGTCAACTGTACAAGGCGGTAGACTCGGCTTACGTATGACACGTAAGAGCAAGAAGGTTGGTTGTTCGAACCTTAAAGACTTGATCGAAGAAAACAAACTCATGATTGTTGATGAGGAAACAATTAAAGAGCTATCGACTTTTGAAGCACGTGGTACATCATTTGAAGCTTCTCGTGGTAACCATGATGATATGGTAATGAGCCTAGTTGCTTTTGCATGGTTCACTACTGAAATGAACTTCCTTGATTTGACAGACACTGATGTGAAGTCAATGATGTATGCAGAAAAGATGCGTCAGATTAATGATGACCATGTACCGTTTGGTTTTGTTGATGATGGTATCATTGATAATGACCAACCTACCTATGAAAAGATGGGTGGTCAGATGTGGGCAATCGATAAAGATGATGACTGGTAGCATAAATAGCGGAAATCTTTCATAGTATAAATATATACACTATGAACCATCCGTATTATGTTAACCGTATCATTTTTAAGAGGACTTTCTCATGGCTTTGTTTTCGCCTTCCGAGTCTCCTGCAGTAACTATCAAAGAAGCTGACCTTACCGGTATTGCACCGAATGTACAGTCTTCCACTGGCGCAATCGTCGGTGACTTCAACTGGGGTCCAATCGACCTGCCAACACTTGTTTCTAACGAAGCAAACATGGTTGAAGTATTTGCTGCACCAGACGCTAGCAATAGCGTGGACTTCCACGCTGCTGCTTCCTTCCTGACTTACTCCGCTAGCCTGTACGTAACACGTGCTGCTGACGCTTCTGCTAAAAACTCTTTCGATTCCGATGCTGCTTCTGCTGCACCGACCGTAAAGAACCGTGATGACTTCGATGCTCAGTTCGCTGCGCTTGATTCCGATGGTCACACGTTTGTAGCTAAGTGGGCTGGTGCTCTTGGTAACTCCATCAAAGTTGAAATGTGTGCTTACGATTCCGACGGCTCCACATTCACTGGCTGGACACATAAGAGCGAATTTGACGCTGCTCCAACCACTTCGACTTACGCTGCTAACAAAGGTGCTTCTAACGATGAAGTACACGTTGTTGTAGTTGACGAAGACGGTGAAATCTCCGGTACTCGTGGTACCGTTCTTGAGCGCTTCCCATTTGTTTCTATCGCTTCTGATGCGAAGAACACGGATGGTTCTACTAACTACATGGTTGACGTAATCAACAACACATCCCAGTATGTCTGGGCTGTTGGTTTTGACGCAACTTTCACTACTGCTAACGCTGGTACATCTGCAACCAACGGTAAAGACTTTAAGGTTGCTGCTCCTGCAGTTAAGTCTATTTCCATGGTTAATGGTGTTAACTCTGGTGCACTTGGCTCCGCTGAGTTCAATGCTGCTTACGACCTGGTTCAGGACGTAGACACTTACCAGGTTGACTTCCTGATTGCTCCTGCTCTGCCAGCGTCTGACGTTGTTGCTGAAGCAATTGCTGAGAACCTGCTCGCGATCGCGGGTGCTCGTAAAGACTGTATTGCTATTATTTCGCCTGCTAAAGGTAAGGTTGTTGGTAATACTTCTGCTAACGCTGACATCATCACATTTGCTGATTCCCTGACTGCTAGCTCTTATGCATTCTTGGACAACCAGCACTTCAAGATGTTCGATAAGTACAACGATCAGTTCATCTTTGTTCCTGCTGCTCCTTCGACAGCTGGTTTGATGGCTCGCTCCGATCGTGAGAACGCTCCTTGGTTCTCCCCGGCTGGTACAAGCTCTGGTGTTTACTTTAACGTTGTTGGTCTGGGTTACAACCCCAACAAGACTGAGCGTGATGCACTTTACAAGGCAAACGTTAACCCAGTTGTTAACCTGCCAGGTCAAGGTGTAACACTGTACGGTGATAAGACCCTGCAGCGTAAGCCTTCTGCTTTCGATCGTATCAACGTACGTCGTTTGTTTATCGTACTCGAGCGTTCCATTGGTCGTGCTGCACAGAATGTTCTGTTCCAGCTGAACGATGAATTCACTCGTGCTGAATTTGTTAACATTGTTGAGCCTGTTCTGCGTGACGTTAAAGGTCGCCGTGGTCTGACTGACTTCCGTGTAGTTTGTGACGAAACAAACAACACTGGTGCGGTTGTTGACCGGAACGAGTTTGTTGCAACTGTCTTCCTGAAGCCTACCCGCTCGATTAACTACGTAACTCTGAACTTCGTAGCTACTCGTACCGGCGTTGACTTTGAAGAAGTAGTTGGTCGCTCTAACTAAGCTATTAGGAGAAAAAGAAAATGGCTATTCTCGGAATCGATGATTTCAAAGCTAAGTTGAAGGGTGGCGGCGCTCGTTCTAACCTGTTCCGTTGTACTATCAACTTCCCTGGTTACGCTAATGGCGATGTTGAACTGACTTCCTTTATGTGTAAAGGTGCTCAGCTTCCTGCGTCCGTTATGACTCCAATCGAGGTTCCTTTCCGGGGTCGTCGTCTGCAGATTGCTGGCGATCGTACCTTTGAACCTTGGACAGTAACTGTACTCAACGACACTGACTTCGGTACTCGTAACGCAATGGAGCGTTGGTCTAACGGTATCAACGGTCACGCTACCAACGAAGGTATTGTGAACCCTACTGAATACCAGGCTGACCTTGTTGTTGAGCAGCTGGATAAGAATGGCGACATTCTTAAGAAGTACGACATTCGTGGTGCTTTCCCAACTAACATCTCTGCAATTGAAGTATCCTACGATACCTTCGATACGATTGAAGAGTTTACTGTTGAGTTCCAGCTTCAATACTGGGAATCAAACACAACTAGCTAAGTTGTTTAAACGCGTATAAATAAGTATACGTATGGGAGGGAAGTGATCCATGCTTCCCTCCTTTTTTTATATACACCGGAGACAAAGATGGCTGATGAACGTGATGGCTTGAACTTGTTCGGGTTTAATTTAACTCGTAACAATAACAAGAAAAAAGAAGAGAAAGAACTCCCTTCGATCGTTGCCCCGAATGACGACGATGGTGCTGGTTACGTAACTGTAACTAGTGGTGGTGGTGCTTATAACCATACACTGAGCTTCGATCAAGATTCTAAAACAGTTAAAGATGATAAAGCATTGATCATGCAGTATCGGGAAGCAGCAATGCACCCTGAGCTCGATCAAGCAATCAACCATATTGTTAACGAAGCTGTATCCTCTGATCAAGAGGTAGTACAGATGAATGTCGATAAGCTCGATATTTCCAATTCAATTAAGAAGAAGCTGCAAACCGAGTTTGATGGTATTATGACCATGCTCGACTTCCATAACAATGCAGGTGACATGTTCCGTCGATTCTATATCGATGGTCGTCTCTACCATCATCTTGTTGTTGATCCTAAGCGCGAAAAGCTTGGTATCCAAGAGATGCGTTATATTGATTCAGTTAACATCCGTAAAGTACGTGAAGTTCTAAAAGAACGTGATCCTGCTACCGATGTTGAAGTAGTCGTTGGTATTAAAGAATATTACATCTATGAGCCAAGCGCAACTAATACACGTTCAATCAGTGGTGCAAAGACTGCAGTTAAATTGTCTGAACCTTCTGTATCTTACGTGACTTCGGGCATCATGGATTCTGCTCGTGCACGTGTAATCGGTCACCTGGATAAAGCACTTAAGCCACTTAATCAGCTGCGTATGATGGAAGATGCACAAGTAATCTACCGTCTTGCTCGTGCTCCTGAGCGTCGTATCTTCTATGTTGATACTGGTACTATGCCTACCGGTAAAGCAGAAGAGTACATGAAAGACCTGATGGCTAAGTACCGGAACAAGATGACATACGATGTTACTACTGGTAACCTCTCAAACAATGCACGTTCAATGTCAATGCTTGAAGACTTCTGGCTGCCACGTCGTGAAGGTGGTCGTGGTACTGAGATTAGTACTCTGCCTGGTGGCACGAACCTTGGCGAGATTGATGATATCATTTACTTTCAGAAGCGTCTGTATAAGGCCCTGAACGTTCCTATGTCTCGTCTTGAGCAAGAAGCACAGTTTAGCTTGGGTCGTTCTTCTGAGCTGACACGTGATGAGCAGTTCTTCCAGAAGTTTGTCAATAGCGTACGTAATCGTTTTGGTAAGATGTTTGTTGAGGTACTCGGTACTCAGTGTATCCTCAAGAACATTTGTACTAAAGAAGAATGGGAAGAATGGAAGACTTCAATCTTTATTGAGTTTCTTAACGACAACTACTTTACCGAACTTAAGAATGCTGAAATCGTTGGCGATCGTATTGAGCGTCTTGATCGTGTTGCTTCTTACGTTGGTGAATACTTCTCCCGTGAGTGGGTAATGAAAGAAATCCTTATGATGAGTGATGATGACATTACTGCAATGAACAAGCAAATGAAAGCTGAACTTTCTTCTGGTATTGTTAACGTTGATACTGATGCACCTGATGAAGCACCTGCTGCTGAAGGTGAAGAAGAATCTAAGATTGATGTAACTAAAACTCAAAATGAAATGAATCGTTTAGTATAAATATAATAATAAAGTTTCTAACTGAGGATAAAAGTAATGGCTTTTAACAACGATAAAGATCGTCGTGAAAATGCTCTGCATACCGGAATGGGTGTTGGGCCACATGATTATGTAACATATACATATGGAACAGGCGGTGGTACTTCTACTTCTAATTTGACCGATGTACATTATTACATTGATGGTCAACAAGCTGCTGGTACGCTTGTTGGTCATATACGTTACACATATGATTCAAACGATAACTTAATTTCCGCTGAACGTCGTAGTTAGGATCAATCATGTCAAAGTATGTAATTAATCCAATTACCGGTAAACTTGACGTACGTAATGACCCTGCTAAAATTGCCGAAGATATTGGCGCAGCGGTTGTTGGTTATGAGCTTACAGGTGGTTTCACCGATCGTACTACAGGCACAGCTGGTGCATCTGACGTAGGATCAAACGTACAATACACCCAAGCAATGGTTGACCTTGGTCAGTGGATGCGATTTGGCTTTGATGCAACAGCACAAGCAGCAAACGACAATCCATACTGGACTAACCCAACACCAGCTTCTGCAACAGGCATTGGTCTTTTTGGTGGCACGCACATGCCAGTCGGCATTACGTCTATGTTTGACTTTACTTTTGATGAGTCCACATATTCTGATGCAACGACAACAGGAACTACAAAGTACACTGCTGCTACAGGATCCTACGACTTCACTCAAGGTATTGTCGGTGACCTTTCAAACATCCGATTCGACTTTAACGTTGTTCCACAGATTGCAAACACTACCCTTGAAATGGGACTCATCTGGCAAACCCGTCTGTCCGATGGTACACCTACATTTACATTTGCTTTGACTTCTACACCGGTATTCTTTGGTACAGGTACAGTAGGTCAGACGTTCTTGCAGCGACCAACGTTTAGTGCATACTTTGCATCTCAAGAAGATGTAGACGCACGTGCACTACCGGCTATTCGTGCTGATAATCCAGTACAGATTCAGCCGCTGACAACACTCACACAGATTATCCGTTAAGGGACATTACTCAAAATGGCTATTAAAATTGTACGTAACGCCGCTGGTAACTGTATTCATTTCCGTGGCACATCTAACCCAGTACACTTCAACGCGTGTCTTTCTGGCCAGGTAGATACTGTAGACAATACACTTGTCAACGTTGTGAACGACATTCAAACTGCTGAGACTGGCACAACACAATACGAATTCTATAACATTCCATACACTGAGTTCCGTGATGCAACCGGCGCCACGTTTGCTGATGCGCAAGCCGTAGCTGATTATGTTACTACTAATGGTAACGTGGCTGCACCTGAAGATATCAATGTCGGCTACAAAGGCGTGTTTGATGCAAGTGGCGGTTTTGATCCTGAAACAATTACGCCAAGCCTTTACGACAGCGACAATACACCAGTAAATGGTGATTGGTTCTTTATTAACACAGCTGGCACTGTTGACTCTGATGTATACACTGTCAACGATATTATCAAGTATAGCGGAACGACTGATACGTGGCAGCAAGTTAAGAACGCATTTGCCACAGTAGAAGAGATTGAAGCATCTGCTCTTAACCGTTATGATATTCACGTCGATGGTGACTACACTGGTACAATCCGCAACGGTTCCTCTGTTCATCCATACATCGATCTTAACACTGCAATCTCAGCTTCTACAGCTGGTCAGTCCATTCTTATTAAGGGTACGATTACTGCTCCGCTTTCTACTGGGACAGCATTTACACTTCCACATAGCTTGTTCTTCTATGGTGCTGATGAGTGTGTGATTAAGTTTGCAACTTACGATGCAACAAACGGTGACCTGTTCAAGTTTGAAGGTACTGATTACTCACAAGAGTTCTCATTCAACAACATCACCATGATGAATGCTGGTGGATACGGTCTTTTGATCAAGAAGGCACTCAAGGTTACTGTAGAAGATTGTACCTTGACGAACAACGGCTGGAATGGCACGGGTCTTTCTACAGTAGCAGCTGAAGCTGGTGGTGTATTAGGCTACGATTCTACACAAGCTGATCTACAGGCTTTCTATGCAGGTTCTAATGCATCCAATGGTGGTGCAATGCGAATCCAAGAAGCACCGCAGGTTCTAATCGTTGGTAACACCGTAACGAAGAACCTTCGTGGTATCCGTGTGCAGGACTGTGGCGTGAATGGTGCTGGCTTCGTTACCCGTAACCAGTCTACACAAAACATCGAGTCTGGTATTTACCTTGCAGTTGGTTCTCTCGGTGGTTGTCAAAACATCACGGTCATTAACAACTATTCTGGCTATAATGCTAACAACGGTGCATTGATCATTGGTGGTTTGAATAACAAACTGTCTCAGAATGAAATCAACGGCAACTGGAGTGGCGGTGTAGTGAACTGGGGTTCTGGTAACCTCACTCTTCGTGATTGTGGTCTTTACGATAACAACCGTTCCGGCTTCAATGGTATCGGCAATGTTGGTGATGCTAAAGCATCTATTCAGATTAACGATGCATACAGCTTCTTGGCTACAGCATTCGTCGCAAATGCTGACGCTCGCTTTATCATGGAAGTTCTCGACACACAGGTTCACTACACTGGCGTCGGTTCGAACACAACTAAAGTAGGTTTACTGCTCACTTCTGGTATGGGTTCGATTCCTGCAAACGAGCATAACATCATCAACATCGATGACGTTGGTTTCATTGGTCAAGATTATGCTATCGATCTTTCTGAAGTAGACATTACAAACATGCAGCTTTCTGTTGGCGATTGTCGCTACCAGAATATTGGTATTAAAGCTGTACGTGCACCACTTGCTGGTAACTACTCGGAGCTTCCATTCTCTAACCATGTAACGAATGTAGCATCTGTAGATGTTGTTGTCGATACGTTGAAGATGTCTATCTCGCTGCGTGAAGGTGTTGGTGGTAACGTAATCAATACGTATAGTGCTAACGAACTCCAAGGTGTGATTCGTGGAACAGAAGTTGATATTATTCAAAAGACTTCTGATAAGATTCAGATTCGTGGTCTTACCTTAGGTAACGTATACGTTAACGGTGTGGTTGCAGGTACGAATTTGGCAACCATGAACGACACCATCAACGCTGCTTTCAACATGGATTTGACTGAATACAAAGACTTCATTGAGACAGAAGTTGGTGTTGAAGGTGCCGGTAATAGTGCAGCTTTCTACTACATTGAATCTCCTGATGGTGTATTCCACTATCCGTTGTTCAAGACGGCAGCAGAAGCTAACCAAGTTGACAGTGATCTAACTGGTGCAGGTGAAAGCCATACGCACACATACGCCGACGACACGACAGGCACTACTTGGTACATGCCAACCGTGAGTAATCACATGGATGCTTCGTCTGCACCTCTGAACGGCCTGTACACTGCACCTAATGGTGAGTCGATTGAAAGTGTTGTCTGGAACATCCAGACAACAGATGTTGACACAAACTACCTGCCGACTTTCTCTAGCATTACTTACAATGTGCAAGAAGGCAGTGCAATTAACATCCAGTATAAAGCTGCTGGTATGACTGACACATTTAGCCTTACAGGTGTTCCTGCTGGCTACGCTGACGATGGCTTTGCTATTATTGGTACTGCCGAAGACATTACAAATGGTTATGGCCAATCTGTTCAACACGTTATCAATGTCACGAAGGCTAATGTTTTTGGTTCGGTTCAAGGCACAATCACTATCAACGTGTTGGCTAACTTAGCAGGCAACGAGTTCACTATCGTAGACCAAGCTGGAGCAATTAAGTTTACTCAAGATGGTGGCGCTACTGTGTTGGACTTCAACACAGTAACATTCAATGCAGGTAGCACTTACAAGTTCTATGTAGATGGTGCGACATTGCAGACCAATGATGTGTTTGATATTGTAGACGCTAACGGCAATGCAGTCACCGGAAACGACGGTCTATCTATGACTGGTGGTTCGGGTCCGGGTTATGCTGGAACATACTTCCAGTACGTGATTCCGGCAGACGTAGAACCGGGTAAATTCTTAACATTTACAGATGGTGCAACCAGCACTGCGTATTCTAACGTACCTTTGACTATTGCTGGTTCAAGCTACACTGCTAGTGTTACTGGTATTACTCTAGAAGGTCCAACAGCTAACCAGACAGGCACTAACTTCTTTGAAGCTGCTGATCAGCACGGGTGGGTGTCGGTTGATGAGCCACTTGGAGCAGGTCAAAGACTAGTATTGACAGGTGCATTCCTCGCTGATGCTGCTGAAGCAATGGGTGTTGGGACTCACCTCAATATCGGTCTAAAAGATGGAGCGTGGGTAAACACTATCGCTAATCAAAATCCTAATGGATTTGAAGGTGGTATGGGTATTTTCATATATAGGTCCAACACTACTGCTTATGCAATGTACATTGCCAATCAAGTTGCAGGAACGAATACACAGATACTGGGTAGTTTTACTGCCGCTTCGCAGTTCCTTCCCTACAATGCATTTATAGAAGTAACAAGCGATGGTAATAACATTAGAATGGGGTATGATTTGACAAGTACTCATGATGCAACTACAGAAACTTACGATGACTGGAATTCAATCCGCAAGGTAGAATCAGGTGATCAAGGATTCGGGATTACTGAACTTGATGTTATGGTTCTAGGTTGGCCAATCGCAGGTAGGTTTGTCGATGATACTACAGATGCAGATGACATTGATTGGACTGCTCTTTCTGAAATAGCTATTCCAGTTGCTTCAACAGCAAATGCAACAAGTTGGACTAAAGCAGTAGACTTTGATGGTAGTAATGATTACCTTATACAAGGCCCTACCTCTTCTTTCTCTCGCATACCGATGATGCTTCCAATTGATAGACAAATTAATGCAGATACAATTTTAACAGAAGGTTATACGTCTTCAAATGGTCAGGCACGAACTTGGGCATCAACAGTTACTTTTAAGTGGGGTGGTGGTTCATCTGACCAATACATTTGGAGTATGGGTGGTAGTCAAAGTCAAGATATTCACTTGTACGTAAATAGTGGAGGTGACATTTACTTTGCTTGGGGTGCAGGTTCTCCTAACGCAGCTGAAAAACTAATTGGACAGGTGTCAATAGGTGAATGGGTAAGTGTTTATGTAGGCTGTGCAGGTCTCAGACCTTTCCCAAATACAGATGCAAACCAGACTAATCTGAACAAAAACTTTGACTTCAGAGTGGCAAATGCCAACTTTATTGCGAATGATTTAGATGCAAGTCAGTTGATAACACCTCCAGCGACATGGGCAGGTACAGGTAATCCTATTATGTATGTGGAGATTGATGGTTACTTTACCGTTGGTGCAAGCCATAATGGTAATAGGTTCAATGGAACAATAGCTAGTTTGGTTACAACTACCTTGAAAATAAATGACCAAATGCCTCAAGATGCTGAAATCAAGATGATGATGTTAGACCCTATGGGTTGGTTGAATGATTACAAAATTGGTAACACTTACAGACGACCTCACGCCGGTGGCAATTACTCTAACTTCCAATTGAATGATAACTCAGCTTACGCAGGTACACAAGTTTGGTTAATGGGTGATGGTACTAATGATAGCTTTAGTAATGGTATTAGAAACCAAGTAGAGTCGACAGAAACAACTTATACCAAGTTGACCTTCAACAATATGCAATCTAATGATATTCAGAACGTATCTATTACAGGTCTGACGTAACGTATATATAAGCGTATACTATAAAATAGGGGGCTTCGGTCCCCTATTAATCTAAGTATTTTATTTGTATAAATAAAGATATAATGTTACCAAGTGGAGTAATAATATTATGACTGATAACATCAAGAATTTCGTACACGCTGTTGTACAAAAAGATTTTGATGCAGCCAATGATCATTTTGGTGCTGAGATGCAATCCCGTATGGCGGATCGCTTTGAGCAAGAAAAGATCAATGTTGCATCTGGTATGTTTAACGACGTAAATGAAGAAGAGTAAGATGAAAACTTTTACAGAACTTCGCAGCGCTTTAAATGAAGCTGCTGACAAAAAGATTAAAGTACAGGGCCAGACTGTTACTCTTAAAGCTAAGGATAAACAGTTCGATGCTTACATTGGCAAAGAAAAGCTTGGTACCTTTAAGTCTGAGAAAGAAGCTGTAAAAGAGATCGAAGCTTTTCTCGATCAAATTAAATAGTATAAGTAGGAGCGATCATGAAGCTTATTAGTGAAAATACAAACCCAGACGTTGGCTATGAGATTGTTGAATCCGTAGATGCTTCTGGTGTTGCGGCACGCAAGTATTACATCACTGGTATCTTTGCTCAAGCAGAGCAAAAGAACCGGAATGGTCGCATCTATCCTAAAGCAGTGCTGGAAAGCGCTGTACAGAAATATGTAGACGAGCAAGTATCGACTGATCGTGCTGTTGGTGAATTGAACCACCCGAACAGTCCTACTATCGACTACAAAGAAGTTTCTCATCGTATCACTGAGCTCTACTGGAGCGGCAATGATGTGATGGGGAAGGCATTGATCCTTGATACACCTAACGGCAAGATTGTACAATCTCTGCTTGACGGCGGTGTGAAGATCGGTGTTTCTACTCGTGGTATGGGAACAGTCGCAAGCAAAACTGGTGTTAACATGGTTAACTCTGATTTTGTTTTGAATACAGTTGATATCGTTCAAGACCCATCTGCACCATCTGCATATGTCAATGGCATTATGGAAGGTGTTGATTGGGTACAGACCGAGACCGGCGAATTCAAAGCGCGACGCATTGAAGAAAATGAGACTGAAATTGAAGAAGTGTCTGCACCTGACCTCACTGAGGCACAGGTCAGAGAATTCGAGAATTTCCTCTCTAGGTTTTGATTTAATAAAGGAATCAAGTAATGAGTGAAGAAAACTTCGAAATCGAAGAGATCATTGCTGAAGACTCCGTCGAATCCGTAGAGGAAAGCGATGTAGTTGAGGGCGTCGATCTTGACGAAGGCAAAAAGCCTGCTAAGAAAGAATCTAAAAAGGATTCTGATGACGAAGGTGACGACGAGGAAGAGCTTGAAGAAGGTCTTACCGATGGCGACGCTAAAGTTGACGTAGCACAAGCTTCTGCTCCTACGACAAAGGGCGACGCTAAAAGCGTTAAAGCTCCTGGTACCAAATTTGGCATGTTGGCTGCAATGAACAACCACATGGCAAAGATGGACAAAGTAGCGATGAACGCTATGTATAAAAAAGTAATGGAAGGTGTTGATGAAGATTCTATCGACACTCAATCGTACGACTTCTCTGAAGACCTCGATGCATTGACTTCCGGTGAAGACGCTCTGTCTGAAGGCTTCCGCTCTCAGGCTGGCACTATTATGGAAGCTGCTGTAGCTGCTAAGGTTGCTACTGCTGTTGAGAACCTGGAAGAACAGTATGCTGAAGAGCTTTCTGCTGAACTTAATGAGTTCACTGATGGCATGGTTAACAAGGTAGACGAATACCTTAACTATGTTGTTGAGAACTTCATGGCTGATAATGCTCTGGCTATTACTAACGGTCTACGTACTGAAATCGCTGAAGACTTCATGGGCAAGCTGCATAGCGTGTTCACTGAATCTTACATCGAAGTTCCTGAGTCTAAGGTCGACTTTGTTGACTCCCTGGCTGAGGAAAATGCTGAACTTAAGGGCAAGCTGAACCAGTCTATTGAATTGGGTCTGTCTGTCAACGAAGAACTTAAGGTTCTGCAGCGTGCTGCTATTGTAGCTGAGTCTGCTGAGTCCCTTACGGCTACTCAGGCTGAAAAGCTTGCTGAGCTTGCTGAAGGTGTTGAATTTGTTTCTGAAGGTGACTTCCAGGAAAAGATGGACACACTTGTTTCTTCTTACTTCAGCGCTAAGACTAAGACTGTTACCTCTGATTTGGTAGAAGAAGAAGTTGAAGTAGAGGCTACTCCAATCTCTGAAACTGCTGATCCCCTGATGGCGGCAACTCTTGCTGCTCTCCGATCCAAAAAGTAAAAACCCGATTTAAATCTTAAGGAATATTAAAAATGACTTACAATCTCGCTTCCGCTGACCAGTTGGTCGAAAAGTGGGCTGACGTTCTGAACGAAGGTTCTGCGCCAGCAATTAAAGACTCCCATCGTCAGATGATGACTGCTATTATGCTTGAGAACCAGGCTCAGTCCATCTCCGAGAACAACCAGTTGAACGAAACTTCTAACACTGGCTCCATGACTTCTTGGGACCCAATCATGATGTCCCTCGTACGTCGTTCCATGCCAAACCTGATGGCTTACGACGTAGCTGGTGTACAGCCAATGACTGGCCCAACCGGTATCGCTTTCGCAATGAAGGCACGCTACGGCGCTGGTGCAACCTCTTCCCGTGAAGCTCTCTTCAACGAAGCTGAGACTAACTTCTCTGGTACCGGTGCACACGATTCCGACAACGTTTCTGGCCTCGACGCTGGTAACACTGATGGTGATGCTACCATCGACGATTCCGACCTGACCGGCCTGACCGGCGTTGGCATGTCCACTGCTACCGGTGAAGCACTGGGTACTGGCATGGAAGAAATGGGTTTCACCATTGAGAAGGCTACCGTGACTGCAAAGACACGTGCTCTCAAGGCTGAATACACCACTGAGCTTGCACAAGACCTTAAGGCGATCCACGGTCTGGACGCTGAGTCTGAGCTTGCTAACATCCTGTCCACGGAAATTCTCGCTGAGATCAACCGTGAAGTTGTTCGTACCATTAACTCCCAAGCTAAGATCGGTGCTTCCACATCGAACACTGCTGTTAACGGTATCTTCAACCTGAACACGGATGCTGACGGTCGTTGGTCTGTTGAGAAGTTCAAGGGTCTGATGCTTCAGATTACTCGTGAAGCTCACCAGATTGCTAAAGACACACGTCGTGGTCGCGGTAACTTCATCGTATGTTCGGCTGACGTTGCTTCCGCTCTTGAAGCTGCTGGCGTACTTGATTACAACCCTGCGCTTCAGACTGGTCTGAATGTTGATGACACAGGCAACACGTTTGCTGGTGTTATTGGTGGTCGCACCAAGGTATACGTTGATCCGTATGCAGTTGCTGATTACATCAACGTTGGTTACAAGGGTACTTCCGCATACGATGCTGGCGTATTCTACTGCCCATACGTTCCACTGACAATGATGCGTGCTGTTGACGAAGCTAGCTTCCAGCCAAAGATCGGCTTTAAGACTCGCTACGGCATGGTATCCAACCCATTCGTTGGTGACATTTCTTCCGGTCGTGATGGTCTTGCTACTGCTCGTACCAACTCTTACTATCGCATCTTTCGGGTTGAAGGAATCCTGGTTTAATCAACCAAGCGATTTCTTTACTCGAAATAAAAATGAGAAAGGGCGCTTCGGCGCCCTTTTTTATTACCTAACATGTATAAATAAAAGTGTAGATCGCGGTACGCCAATACCCATCTACTCTAGACACATATCCAGCAAGGTATCCAGCATGACTATTTATCATATGCACCACATTATCCCGAAACACGCAGGCGGGACAGATGACCCTTCAAACTTAATTAAGCTGACAATTGAAGAGCACGCTCAAGCGCACCTCGATCTATATGAAAAGAACGGAGACGAGCGTGACCTCCTAGCATATAAGTTTCTATTGGGTCAAATTGATAAACAAGACCTAATCAAAGTTTTACAAAAGTTACCTAAGACTGATCAACATAAACAGAAAATATCTGAGTCGTTGAAAGGTGAACGCAATCCGCAATGGGGTAAGACAACCTCACAAAAGCAAAAGGATGCAGTCAGTAAAGCAATGAAGGGCAAAAAGAAAAATTACAAAGTTGAATGTAATTGGCCAACTAAAAGCGGCAAAGACAATCCAGCATCAAAGGCTGTTATCTGTGAAGGTATTACGTATGATACAATTAGCGAAGCCGGACGAGCCTATGGTATTAGCAAAGACTCAATCCGGCATCGTTGTTTAAGTGATAAGCCAAAGTGGAAAGACTTTAGCTATTTTCTGTGATATATTTTCGAACCATGTCAGGGGTAAATATTCCCTCAACAAAGTTCTCTGCTGCATCTTCGGCAAAACGTAATGCCTTATGCGTATAATCAATCTGCCCGATAGACATGTCATGCACCAGGTAATTAA